CGTCGTGTTTGCTCCTGCGTCTGTCGCTTCGCAATGGAAAGACGAATCGCTCAAGTTCCTGAAAGATAAGCCGGTCGTATCCCTCGTGCAGGGAACCGGCGCACGCAAAGTAGACGCTTTGCAAGACGCAGAAGCCGACTTGTTTATCCTCACATGGGAATTGCTCACGCTCGACCGATATCGACCCGGAGTGTCTGCGTTGCTCTCGCGAGCGTCGCTTGTCGTTGGCGACGAGTCGGGCCGCATCAAATCTACAGCATCGAAAACACACAAGTCGTTTGTCGAACTTGCATCCCGCGTGCCTGCCAAGTTGCTGCTCAACGCAACGCCGATGGAAGTCGATGCCGCCGATCTCTGGTCGCAAATGAGGCCGCTGGATCATCGATGTCTCGGCGCTCGATCGTTGTTTGCAGATCGATACCTCGTGACGATACCTACTCGCTTTGGCGAGAAGATTGTCGGCCATAAGCATCTCGGCGAGTTTCGATTGCGTGTCTCATCTACGACACTTCGCAGGACTCGCGAAGAGTGCGGAATATCGATTCCTGTCGATGCGATCGTCCGCCGCGTTGAGTTGTGTCCGAAACAACGCAAGGCGTACGATGCGGCAGTTGATTCGCTTCTGGGCGACTCAAAGACGGGAGCCGTCGCCGCGACAAAGATCGCTGCCGTGCAGCGCGCATTGTGGTCCGCGATCGAATCAGACCCGTGCTCGCCTTCGGCCAAGTTCGACGCTTTACTCGACCTCATCAAGGGCGAACTCAAAGGCGAGCGGATCGTTGCATTTACTCGGCTCGCCACGATTGCGCGCGATTGTCATGCTCGACTCAATCGCGCCGGCGTTCGTGCGCGGCTTATAACAGGCGATCAGTCGATGTCAGAGCGATCCCGCATTCGTCGCGCTTTCGAGCACGAGTCATCTGCCGGATCAGTTATCGTCGGTACAGAAGCCGCCGAACGCGGCATGAACTTGCAAACAGCGTCGATCGTTGTGCATCTCGATTTGCCTTGGACGTATGCTCGACTTCGCCAGCGTGTCGGTCGCGTTAGTCGCATCGGTCAAAAGGCATCTTCTTGCTTGTCCGTTTCGCTCGCGGGAACTTTGCAGGGCCGTAAGTCGCTCGACGATTGGATGATCGGGCTTGTCAAGCGTCGCCAAGCCGATTCGCTGTCTGCCGTAGGTGATGACTCCGGCGACGAACTCGGGGCCATCGACGTAGACGCTTTGCGATCGTTCCTGCGGTCGCCTTGATTTCGCCACGAAATCGACCGACGCACGATAAGCACGCGAGCCCGATATATCGGGGCATGAGCGATCAAATCTTCATTCCTGAAACTTCGGATGCTTTGTCCGGCCTTACGCTGACGGTCAACAAGAAGTCGGTCGTCGCGCTTGTGATATCAGTCGAATCAATGCAAGCGGCGATCAAGAGCGGCAAGCCGATTGTTTGCTTGATCGGCCACAAGCGGCCCGGACGCATGACGATTCAAGCGCCGCGCGAAAGTGTGTCCATCGAGCGATCCGACGATCGCAAGTCAAAGGCAAAGTAAATCGAGAACTCGTATGCCAATGAAAGTCGTACCGTTCGACTCGCCCGATGTCACAGCCCCTATTCAAGAGTCGCAACTCGCGATCGAGCGTCGCGCACGCAAGTGGGCGAAGAACTCGACGCTGATTGTGATTGACGCACGGCATATGGCGTACCGCGCTTGGTACACCCGCGACCTGACGAACTCAACTGGCGAGTCAACGTCCGCGATCCACGGCATCATTACGATGTGCTCCGGCATCTGTCGCGATGCTGACACGACCCGCATCGTGCTCGCGTGGGACGGGCGGCTGGACGCGAAGCGCGCGATGCACGCGGGGTACAAAGTCAGGCATCTTCGCGACAAAACCCCTGAGGATCAAGCGGAGTCGGAGCGACGCGAAAACGCAATCCGCCGCGCCGAAGCAATGACTGGATTGCTCGGGCTGCCATCGATCAGGCCAGACCTTTGCGAAGCCGACGACATCGAAGGATTTATCGCACACGGCGCATCGTCTGGCTTGCTCATGCAGCTCAACGGCATCGAGCGGGCCGTCGTTGTAACGGATGACAAAGACGTTCTTCAACTGCTGTCGCCGCGCGTCCATGTTTGGAGGCCGGTCAAACAGGAACTTGTTGATCTGCCCAAGTTTCAACAGTCGATGGGGTTTCCGCCGTCGAACTATGCGCATTACAAAGCGCTCTGCGGCGAGTCTGCGAGCGGCGATAACATCCCGGGCGTTCCCGGTGTCGGCGACAAGACCGCCGCAACGCAAGTCGCGATGTATCAAACTATCGACAAGATCATCGCCGAAGCGAAGCACGCGGTTGCATCCGGCAAGTCTCGCGCGATGGAGCGGAAGATCGTCGCTCACGAGCAAGACGCACGATTGAGTCTGCTGCTCAGCACGCTTTACAAGTCGCCGTCTGATTACGCTGCCGCGTATCGCATCCGCGACAATCAGTGGCCGACAAAGACTTGGGGTATGATCGATACCGCTATTTGCGCGGCGTGCATTCATCGCAAGGCTCGTCCCGGAACGATTGAAGAACTTCGCGAGCAACTGGACTTTGGCGACACAACGATTGCGATGCTGGAGCATTGCGGCGTGTCGATTTCGTAGCGAAATTGGAAAGGCAACATGAACATCCCGACAGGACGAGCGGGCACGAAAGTACCGATTGCGCATCTTCATCTGCACACCGACCATTCGTTTCTTGACGGCGTAGGCACGTCTGCCGAGTACGCCGAACTTGCGAAAGCGGCTGGCCACACTCACATTGCGATTACCGATCACGGCGGACTGCACGGACTTCCCGAGCATCGTCGCGCGTGTCAGTCGCTCGGCATCAAACCCGTTTACGGCTGCGAGTTGTACGTTGCCGATCGACTCGAACCGTCTGAGGATGGCGATGTTGCTGGCGGGCACGATCACAAGGCAGACAAGGACTACCACCTTGTTGCGCTTTGCCAATCGCAATCGGGCTGGTCGAACCTGCTCGCGATCAACCATCACTCGGTCAAGCAAGGATTCTATCGCAAGCCGAGGACGACTCACGATTTCGTGTTGAACAATAGCGACGGACTGATTGTTACGACGGCCTGCATCGCGTCGAAGTTTGGTCGGCTCGCTATCGCCGGACGAACGAAAGAACTCCGCGAACTCATGGCGACGTTCCGCGATGCTATGCCGGGCCGATTCTTCTGCGAGTTGCATTTGTCGGACCTCGACTTGCAAGCCAAGGCAAACTCGCATCTTATCCCGATCGCCAAAGAACTTGGTGTGCCGATCGTGTGGGCGTGTGATGTGCATTACGCTTGCTCCGGCGACTGCAAGCGTCAAGATGAAATGATCGCTGTCGCTCGAAGAACTCCGGTCGATGATCCGCAGGCGTTCAAGTTGTCGGTTCGTTCGTTGTATTACATGAACGCCAAAGAGGCGGTTGACCATGCGACCTCGATTGGTTGCCCGCTGTCTCGAAGCGAACTCGTCGCCGCCATTGCGCGATCAAGCGAAATCGCTTCGACTTGCAGCGCCGACATTTATCCGTCTGGCGAACTCAAGCCGCCGCGATTTGCAATGCCCGACGGTCGCGTTGTCGCTGACACCGATGCGACGCTTGCTCGTGTTGCACGTCTTGGGCTCGATCGCAAACTCGCTCAGTATCCCGAACTTGATCGCGACACTTACACCGCGAGGCTTGAGCACGAGTTGTCGATTATCAACAAGTGCAAGATGTCTGCGTTCTTCCTTGTGACGCTCGACATTGTGCGCGAGTGCCGTCGTCGCGGCGTTCTTGTGTGGACTCGCGGATCTGGATGCGCTTCGCTTGTCGCTGCTGTCGTTGGCATTACGCCGATCGACCCTATTCGATTCGGACTGCTTTTCGAGCGATTTGTTGATCCGTCCCGCCCGGGAGCACCCGACTTCGATCTTGACATTGCCGCCGACCGGCGCGACGAAATCGCGGCGTGGTTCTGTCAGAAGTACGGCGGGCCAAACGGCGATTGCGTTGCTCGAATCGGGGCGCTATCTACGTTCGGCATTAAGTCTGCGTTGCGGGATGTTTTGTTCGCTCGATCTGCCAATCCGAAACTTGCACACGAACTGTCGCGCATCTCCGATGATCTGCCGGATGAAGTCGTCGCCAAAGTCGAATCGATGACGATCGCGAATCGCGACGATGTTATCGAAGATGCAATGCAGGCTATCCGATCGGTTGCCCCCGAGCGATTTCGTGGCGAAATTGATTCCAACGACGATTCCATTCGTGCGGCACTTTCGTTCGTTGGTCGCGTTCGCGGCAAGGCGACTCACGCTGCCGGGTTCGTTGCTTCTCCCGATCCTTTGCAAAATCACATCCCGGTCGATCGTGGCATCGGCGGTCGGTCTGCCGAAGTTGTAACCGCATGGATCGAAGGGCAAGCCGCACAGCACATCTCGCCGACCGGGCTTATGAAAGTCGATTTGCTCGGACTCGAAACTGTCGCCGTTGTCGGCGCATTGTTGCCGAACGGGATCGACTGCTGGGGTATTGATTACGAAAACCCCGTTGTGCTCAAGGAACTTTCGTCGGGCGACGGCCACGGCATTCACCAACTTGCCGAGTCAGACCAGCGGCTCGCGTCGATTGTCAAGGCGCTTCGCCCGAAGTCGGTCGATGATTTGATCGCTGCGATTGCGCTGTATCGCCCGGGATCGCTGCAATTCGTTGAGACGTTTATTCGACGCGCGAACGGGCAAGAGCACGTCGAAGCGATCCATCCGAAGTACGACGAAATCACGAAGCGAACCTACGGCATTCTTGTGTATCAAGAGCAAGTGATGCTGCTTCTATCGACGCTCGGCGGCATGGCGCTGCGTGACGCATACGGCATCATCAAGGCAATCTCCAAGAAGGACGCTGCGAAAATCGCTGCTGCTAAAGACGGGTTCATTGCTTACTCGACAACGAAAGCGTCGCCGCCGCTTCGCAAAGATGCCGCCGAGCGAATCTTCGGTGTCGTGTATGACTTCGCCGGGTATTCGTTCAACGCCGCTCACGCGGCTTCTTACGGCGTGTTGTCTTGGATTACGGCGATGCTTCGCGCGACGCGAAGGGACGATTTCTTCTTGTCGCTGCTCAATCGCACGCCGAACCAATCCGCCAAGCGTGCCGACGCTGACCGCAAACTTGCACTGACGATGAAGGCCGCCGAGTCGCTCGGGTGCAGGATTCGCCCGCCGATGGTCGGCGCATCTTCTGATCGATGGACGATCGATCGCAGCGGCATTCGTGCCCCGCTTTGCGTGCTGCTCGGCGTAAGCGAAACGTCGGCGAAAGCAATTTCCGATGCCGCGAAGTCCGCTATCGCAACGCCCGATCCGTTCTGCGAGTTCATTCGATGGGCGTTGTCTCACAAAAAGTTGTGCAACTCGAAGTCGCTCGATTCGCTTGCGTGCTCGGGCGCTTTGCGGTCGCTGCTACTCAAGTCGTATGCGTCGATACCGAGCGGCGAACAGGCGTGGGCTTTGAGCATCGACGCTATCGCAATGCTCAAAGAAGCGAAGGCGAAGCCGACCCATGTTGCGTCGATGATGTCTTCGATTGTCAACAATCCGAATCACGATTGCAAGACCACCGTAGCCGACCCGGAACTGTTTTCGATCTTCGAGGCCAAGGCGCTCGGCTTCTCTCATTGGGTGTCGCCTTGGAAAATCAACTCACGCATCGACAAGGTGCGTGCCCTTGTTGCTGCTGGCCGCCTTCGCTCGCCGAACGATCGCGGGCCGGGCCGTCGCGCGTTTCTTGTTTCGTCTGTACGCAATCACAAAGACAAGCGCGGCAGGACGATGGGATTCTTGACGCTGCAACCGCACATTGGATCGCCCATGCGAGCGACATGCTTCTCTGGCTCGTGGAAGCCGTTTGCCGCAGTCGCCAAGCCCGGATCAGTGATTATCTTCTCGTGCTCGATTGAGCGGGACGGGCAGGTTCTTGTTGCCAATGAACCGAAGCCGGTTTCGGTAGATCGAATCTCGGCTGATCTCATCGCGTCGATTTCGCCACGAAATTGATCGTCCGTCAAATCACCGTCAGTTCGGGTATATTGGCCGATGACTTCGATTATCACAACTTGCGTCAAATGCGGCGGACGCGGATATACGTTCGATCGCGGCAAGTCGGTTCGCTGCGAGTGCGTGCTCGAAGCGTCGCGGCGAGCCGAGTATCATCGCGCCGGATTGCCCGAAGTGTGCTGCGGGGCAGATTACTTGCAATCCAAGTCTGCGACCGCTGCTGCGATCTTCTTCCGCAAAATCGTAACTCACGCATCGCACGAACTGGTATGGATTCACGTTGCCCATTTGCAGACTCGCATTGATTGTGCGGCGTACCCGATCAGACACGCAATCGACTCGGGTCGCAAGGCCGGGTATCGACTCGTGGACGACGGCGTAAACGCCATCTTCAAGCCGAACGAACCCGAGTCTGAGCGATGGAATATCGACGTTCGTAACGCTCACGCTTTGGCGATCGTCGTGAACGATGACACAGCGAGCAAGTTCGTGCCTCAAGTCATTGCGGACGTTCTTATCAAGCGATCGAGCCGGGCGTGCTTGACGATCATCGCTACAAGAGATGACATTCGAGAAATGCCCGCAAAATACGGTGCTACGCTTGCCGCTCGCGTCAAGGCTTTGCCATCAAGCCGCGTGCTTCGCGACAAGGCTGCTTTGCAATCTATTCATCGACTCGGAGGCAGGCCGTGACCGATCTCCCGCCAGACGAACGGACAATCTTGCTTGGCCTTGCACAGTCGCCCGAGCGAATCGAAGAATTGCAATCGATCGACATCAAGCACGCAACATCGCATGAACTCAAAATCGTTTTGACTGTCATGCGGTCGCATCGCATTCAGGCTTCGCTTGCCGGGAAGCGGCGATTTGCCCCTGCATCTCTCGTTGTTTCGCTCGCGCGCAAGCGACTTGCCAAGACGCTGAAATCGACAAGCCCCGAACACAAACCGCGCCGCCGTCTTGCCGAAGCGACGATATCTTGCATCGACTCGATTATGTGCATCGAGTCGAAGTCGATCGATGCAATCACTCATCACGAGTTTCGTGCGGCGATAGACGCGATTATCGAATCGTCCGCAGACGATATCGCAGCCCAGCGACTTCTCGACATTTCAAAGCGATTCAAGTCGAACGGTGCTCGCGGCATCGCCAAAGACATTGCGAACCTTGCAAGCGAAATCGCGTCTGTCTCGTCAGGCCAAGAGATCAGCACGCTTTCCGACGACGCATCGCAAGCCCTCGTCGATTACGACAACGCTAAGCGCGGCGACAGCAAGCGTCGTATTGCAACCGGGCATGTTCGCATCGACAGTCTGACGGGCGGCGGATGTGCTGGCCGCTTGTGGCTTGTCGCGGGGTATGCCAAAGACGGCAAGACGCAACTCGCCAAAGAGTTCGTGTACGGTGCGTCCGAGGCCAAGTTTGGATGCTTCGTTGTCACCGCCGAGCAGCAGCGGTCAGACGTTCGCACGATGATGATTCTCAGGCATTCGCACAACTTTATTAACGGCGGCATCGATCATCGTCGATACGATCGCGGAACGCTATCGCCGAGCGAAGAGTCGGCGCTTCGAGCATCGGTCGCCGATCTTTCGTCGGGCAGTCGCGGGGCGATTTCGTATTGGCAAGCGTCGCGCGGCACGACCGTTTCTGACATTGCAGCGGTCGCCGAGCAAGTGTCGCGCAAGCATCCGGTCGATCTCATTATGGTCGATCACACGATGTTATTTGAACCAACGAATCCTCAGCGATCCGACGTTGCAAAGTTGGCCGAAGTGCTGCGCGAACTCAAGCAACTCTCGCTCGACTTCAAGGACGGTCGCGGCGCTTGGGTTGTTGCGTGCCATCAGATATCGCGCGACGGTCGCGACTTCGCCGAGAAGCGTGGCGGCTATTACTTGCCTCGCGATCTCGGCGGGTCGTCTGAGGCCGAGCGTTCGGCGGATGTTGCGATCGGCATTTATCGCGATCAGCAAATGCAAGACCTTGGCGAAGTGCGTATTAGTGTGATGCTGGATCGTCGTGGCCCCGGCGACGTGCAGGGCTGGCCTGCGCACGGGTGCTACGAGTCGGCTGCCATCCTCCCGATCGTGGGCGTGTAATGTCGATCAACACGGCTTCATTCGATGACGACTCGATAACCTGCGAAGTGCCGATACGCAACATTTCTCGCGTTGCCGGGCTTATCAAGCAGCGACTCGATATCGTCAAGGCCGCGATCGCTTACGGCTTCGATTACTCTCGCAAAGAAGCGAACCACCCGTGCCCCGCCTGCTCGAAGACAAGCAAGAGCAGGGCGACGCTGCACCTTTACGACGATCGTTGGCACTGCTTCTCGTGCGCAGTTGGCGGCGATGTAATCGACTACATCGCGCACGCCGAAGGGCTCGCGAAAGGCAAGGCCATCGCGAACCTCGCCGCTCGACTCGGCATCACCGACGACAGCGACGGCGACGTAATCGATGATGCTATCGACCGATTTCGTACGATCATCGAAGATCGAAAGCAGGCCAGTTACGATCCGCCGATCATGCAAACGATCGATCGCGCGTGGGACAAAATTGTCCGCGATCGCGAAGAGTGCCAGATGCGGCCCGAGCCAGCGAAAATGGCCGGGATGTTTCACAGGCTCGAATGCGTGTCCGCAAAGACCGGATTCGATTTCGTGACGAAATCGTTTCCGATCGATACAAACCTCAAATGGTCGCACGCGACCGGCAACGGATCAACAGTCGGACTTGAGCATCACAACGCAATTGCATCTCTGCAAGAGCGATATCTATCTTGGCTTCTCGACAACGCGATACTCGGCAGCCCGAGCAGGTCCGGGTTCGACGATGACCGGCAGACCGCCGACATCATGCTCTCGCGATATATGGCACGCAAGCGGATATTCAACGTCGGCTTCCGCGAGTTTGGCACGCCGAACATCATCGATCGCCGCATCCCGTCCGACGATCTCAATACGCCGATGATGCCGTTTCAAGTGTTCGGCGATGCCGAGCAACTCTTCAAGCAGGCCGAGCGCGCCCGCGCACAAATTAACGGCTCGACCCCGCCGCTCGCGATGACCCGGGCGCTTGCCGACAAACTCGCGGGGCGGCTCGTCGTCCCGATCCTATCGATCTCGGGCCGCACTCCAATCGGCTTCGGTGCTCGCGATCTCGACGGCGACCGCACGCCGAAATGGTGGTCTACGCCGAACTCATGGATCTACTCCAAGGGCTCATCGTTCCAGTGGCGAAGCCCGCAGACGATGATCCGCGCCGCCGCTCATGGCGTGGCCGTGCTCGTGGAGGGGCCGATCGATGCGGCGGCGGTGGAGATGGCGATGTTCCGCCGCGTGCTGCGCGATCAGCACAAACTCCGCTCGCCGTATCCCGCCGCGCGATTCGATAAGCGACTCGCGCTCGCCGCTCGTCGCGCTTGCCCGCCCGTGCTCGCGGTCGGCTCATCGCGACTCACGGCTCGGCAGGCCGAGTGGCTGCGTCGGCTCAAGATTGATCGAGCGGTAGTGCTCGCCGACGGCGACGAGGCGGGCCGACTCGGAGCGAGCGAGTCCGCCGCGACGCTCAGGGCTCGCGGGATCGTATCGATGATCGTCGATATGCCCGAGGGCTCAGATCCCGATGAGCATCCCGCCGAGGCCCTCGGGGCGATCGATGAGGCCACGGGCTCGACGATCTCCGGCAACGCGCGGGAGCGGGCGGCGGACGCGATCGCCCGAGAATTGGGGCATGGGGCGTGAGCCGTATCCCCCAATCGCGGGGGTGCTCGATCGCCGATATTTTGCCCGCATCGCGGCATCGACCCCCGCGATTGAGGGATATTGACGATTTCGCGGCGAAATTGACCGCGATTTGTACCCCGGCTCGTCGATATGGTGTATATTCATGGTGTCGGCGATCGACCGACAACGCGAGCCCCGGCGGACAGGGGCACACGACAGGGACGACAAATGACGACTAAGAAAATCACGAGCGACTCCGTGCGGGCCATGATGGGCGACACCAAGATTGACACGCCGCAGGGGCATATCTTGAGCGGCACCTATCTCACGCTTCGCGAGATGGATCGCGTCGCCGCGACGCTCGCTCGCCGCATCGCCAGCGAACGCCGCGAACTCGATCGCGCCGCCGAGCGGGTGCTCGCCGGAAATGCTCACGAGTTGAATCCCTACGGCATCCTTCAAGGAATGCCGCAAATCGAAAATCTCGCCGGGCAGTATCGTGCGTTGCGCGAATCGGTCGGCACGATGATCGCTACGGCAAACGCGATGGGTTGTTGGACAATCGGCACGACGAGCATGGCCGAAGTTGGCAGCGCGATCGACTGACACAACGCCCCGCCCGGCCCGCGAAAGCAGGCCGGGCGGATTCGGGGCACAACGCCCCAAGGCACGCCCGAGCCGATCGGGCAAACTGACAGGACATCACCTATGGCGACAAATCTCCCCAAACCCCCGACCCGCAAGCCCGGCTCGACTCCCCTTGAGCATCGGCTGCCCAGCACGCCGAGGCCCGCCGCGACGGCTCAGCCCAAGCCCGCCGCCCCGAAGCCCGCCGCGATCGCGAATCCCGATCTCGTTGCGCGGATCAAAGCCGCCGAGGCGTGGGTCCGATCTCAGGCCATCGGGCGCGACGAAGTGGTGCGAGCCATGACGCTCGGCGTGCTCGCCCGAGCAAACGTGCTCCTGCTCGGCCCGCCCGGCACCGGCAAGACGATGGTCGCCCAGAAGTGGGCGAGCACCTTCGCCGATCAGCCGGGCGATGTTTTCGATGTGCTGCTGTCGAAGTTCTCGCGGCCTGCCGAAGTATTCGGCCCTATCGACATCGCGGCACTTGAGCGCGGCGAGACTCGTACGAAGACTGCGGGCTTCCTGCCCAGCGCCAAGGTCGGCATCCTCGACGAAGTATTCAAAGGTTCGTCTGCAATCTTGAACGCGCTGCTCCGAATCGCGAATGAACGGCAGTTCGCCGACAACGGGCAGATGCACGCGACTCCGACTCGCACGCTTGTTGGGATGTCCAATGAATACCCCGAAGACCCCGCCCTGCTCGCGGCGTTCTTCGACCGATTCCCGATTAAACTGACAGTCCGCCCGCTCGACGATGCCGACTTCTCGCGGATGCTCGGCACTGTCTCTTCGCCCGCTCCTGCGGCCTGCCCTGTGAAGTTCACCGATACCGATCTCGCCGAAATGGACCGGCTCGTGGCGGCGGTCGATGTGTCGCGAATCATCGAGCCGCTCGGGCAGATTCGCCGCACGCTCGCGACGAAGGGCGTGCAGATTTCCGACCGCCGATGGGTGCAGGCCATCCGCATCATTCGCGCCTACGCCGTGCTCGCGGGCCGTACTGCCGCGATCAGCAAAGACCTTGCCCCGCTCGCCATGATCGCGTGGAACACTGACCAGGACGCGGGCACGATCCGCGAAGTTCTCCCGGCGTATCTGTCGCCCTTCGCTCACGGCGTGCGCGGCCTGCTCGAAGAAGTCCGCGAAGAGCGCGCGGCGTTGCTCAAGGCTGCAAACGTCGGCCCGGCTCGCGACCCGGGCAAGTCGGTGGACCTGATCGCGGCGGCATCGGCGGCACTCAAGTCACACTCGGCCATGAATTCCGCCGCCGCGAAACTCGACATCTTCGCAAGCGATGCCGAGGATGCGGACGACCGCGTGCTGCTTGCCGATACGCGGACGGCTATCGACGAACTTACCGGCATCATCGCGAAGGTCGCGCAGGGACGCGACGGCGGGTTGGCACTCGAAGACTTGGCCGCGATGAATATCGGCTAAGCCGATTTCGCGACGAAATCACGAGCGGGACGGCCAGCGCCGTCCCGCTCGCTTCGGGGCACAACGCCCCGCACGCGAGCCCCGGGCGGATCGGGGCGAGACAGGACATCGCACATGGCACGCCCGTTTTCTCGCCTCGACTTCCCGACCGACAACTTGCTCGCGATCATCCGGCGGCACGCTCGGCCCGCGTGGGCCAGCATGACCATCGTGCAGTTCTTCGAGTGGGTCGCCGCCAATCGCGCGTTGCTCGCTTCGCTCACGCCGATCGGGACTGACGCTGACGAATCGATTTCCGCGTTCGTGGAGTTCATGGCGGATCGCCGCCGCGTCTGGTCGGCATGGTTCGATCGGCGCAAGGCGACCGGCAACGCCGATGCACAATTCATCTGCGCACGCTACAAGCAATTCCTCAAGCGTCGCCCGCGAACGCGCGAGCAACCGGGCGGCGATTCGCTCGCGATGATCTCGGCGACGCTCGCGAGTTCGGACCCCGATCGATTCGCCGAAGCCGAGGCCGTGCTCGCGATGGCAGACGACAAGGACCATGCCCTCATCTACGCGATTGCGCACGGAGCGCGCTCGATCACGCACGCCGCGAAGATGGCGGGTATACACCCGCCGACGGCGACGCGGCGGATGCGAGTGCTCGCGGACACGCTCGCGACGATGCGGCGAAACGGGCGGCTCGGACACGCTTTGCCCGCACGCTCAGATCGATAAACACTTGACCCCCGCAAATGGGGGATTTGGCGATTTCGCCACGAAATCGAGCCCCGATTTGTCGCCCGGGTCGCGAATGGCGGGTACATTCATGGTGTCGCGATGCACGCGACGACGCACGCCCGAGCGGATCGGGCAGACAGGAGACGACGATGGACACGCCGACACAAACGCCCGCCAAGCGATTCGACCCGAACGGGCAAGCGATAAAGCACACGCGGGTAGACGAAATCTCATTCGCCGCCGCACGCGACTCGTGCGGCGCGATGAACGAGGCCCTTGAATCGCAGTATCGTACCAAACTCCCCGGCCCGGTCGTTGAATCTTTCGGCTTCGATGCGTTCAACTTGCTCGCCAAGCATCGCCCGCAGGATTCGGGCAACGGATCGGCGCTCGCTCGCGATCTCGCGAACCGGCTCCGCAAGCATGACCAGTACTACACGCTCCGCCAGCACACGGTTGGCGACGATCTCGCCGCAGCGCTCGGCGTGGCTTCGATCGCTTGCGAAGTGTGCCAAGCGACTCCCGACGAAGTGCAGAAGGCCGCGAAGAACGCCGCCGAGGCGAAGGCCGAGGCCGATGATGCGAAGGCTCTTGCCGAGATGATGGCGAGCGACGAAAACGCGGACCCGAGCGACATCATCGACCAGCGCGAAAACGCCGAGCGTGCTGAGGCCCGTGCCAACGCCGCCGCGAGCGATCTCGGTCGTGCGATCAGCGAGAACGGCGCGAGCATGGCGAAGGTAGTCGATCGCGCGATGGGCAAGGCCGTGGACGATGCTCAGGCCGTCAAGCAGGCCGCGCGATTGTTCGGGCTCGGCTCCTCTGAGGCTATGGGCGGGCTGCCCGTGTCCGAGAAGATTCGACTTGCCAATGCCGTAAAGAACGCCGGGCCGAAGTTTCGGCGGCTGCTCGAAATCTTGGGGCGCGAGACTTCGACGGCGCTTGACAAGCAGGCCGCGAAGTGCCGGCACGATGCCGGGGCCATCGTCGATATCACGCTGGGCGATGATCCCGCCCGACTGCTTGACGAGGAATTGGTCGAACTCTGCTCGCCGTCTCGCCCGCGCCGATTGCTCGCAATGGCTCGCCTTGCCGATGCTGCTGCCGCTTCATACGAAGTTGAGCACAAAGAGCCGCAAGGTCGCGGGCCGATTATCGTGCTGCTCGATGAGTCGGGATCTATGAGCGGGCAGAACGAGGCGAAGGCCAAGGCCATCTCGCTCGCGCTGGCGAATGTCGCCGCGCGTCAGAATCGTGACTGGGCGTGCGTGTGCTTCCAAGGTTCGGTCACTGCCGAATTTTCGGTGCTCGCTCGCGACGCTTCGACGCGATCGGCGGGTATCTCGCTCGCCGATCGGACGCTTGCCGCCTTCGCTCGCCGGGGTACAGGCGGCGGGACAAACTTCGACCCGCCGCTTTGCCGCGCGGCGGACATGATCGCCTCGGCCAAGTACGAACGCGCCGACGTGCTCATGCTGACCGACGGCGAAGGGCCGATCGGCAAGTCCACAATCGATCGCCTCAACTCGCTACGGGCTACGCGCGGCGCTTCGATCTTCGCGATGCTAATCGGTTGCTCCGATCACATGGCGAAGCAGACCCGCACCTTCGCCGATAAGGTTTGGTCGTCGTCGTGCTTCGAGGATGCCCCGGTCGCCGATATCTACGACTCGCTCTGATTTCGCCACGAAATCGCCGCGCGTGCTGACGCGCTCGCGGCGGATTGCTCGTATATTGGGCAGACGCGAGCCCCGGCGGACAGGGGCCACAGGAGATCGGCCATGAGCCATCGCATCGCACGGATTCGACTTCGCCGCCCCGTTCGTCCCGCTCGCATCCAAAATCCCGTTGTCGGCCTCGCCATTGGCGCGACGCTTGCCCTGCTGCTCGCATTCGCGATCTACGGGCCTCGCGTCGCGTTCGTCGTCGCTGGCGTGGCGTTCGGCTTGCTCGCGTTGTCCGTGCTCGCTGCCGGGCTGATCCTGAACGCGACCGACACCGCCGCTCGCGATGAGCGTCCGATTCGCTGACGAATCTTTCCGCACACCCAAGGAGCATGACCATGCAGCAGACCGCCTATCGCGATTTCGATACTGTCGCCGCCAGCGCCGCCGAGCGTCAAGCCGTCGCCGAGTCGCGCGGCAAGTTGATCGGGCGACGAATCCCGCTCGTGCATCCGATCCAGTACGGCGTGCGATTCGCCGTGGCGATGATCGTTACCGAGTCCCAGCCCGACAACGACTCCCAAGTGCTGCGCGTCGCGCGCGTCGATGCCGACGGGCAGACGATCGAGACGGCGAGGCTGCCCGTCGGGATGTTTGCGCTGCAAAGCCATAGCGACTCGCCGACATCGTGGCGGGAAATGCAGTGGCTTCGATTCTTGAACGTCGCCGCGATCGCGACGGGTCGCGTGCCCGAAGGCCACACGCCGAGCGGGATGGATTTGCCGCTCGGGCCGACCTTGCGCGATGCTCGCGGCTGGCACTGGTATCCGCACGAACTCGGCGTGAGGCTCACGCGAGCCGAAACGCTCGATGCTGAGGATGCGGCAGGAGTACGGCTCGTCCTGCCGCCCGACGACTCGCCGTGGCTCGCTCCCGATCCCGATGCGTGCAGCGGGTCGCCCCGCACATCGGCCCGCCCCGGGGCATCGTCGCCGGTCGCGGGGCATCGTCGCCCGCCCCGACCCGCCCCCGGATATCGCACGAATAACCGGGGTACGACCCCCGCAAATGGGGGATTTGGCAATTTCGCCACGAAATCGAGCCCCGATTTGTCGCCCGATGCGTGAATGTCGGGTATCTTTATGGGGTCGGGGCGAATGACCCCGACACGCGAGCCCGGCGGACAGGGCACGACAGGAGCAGACGAATGACGACCAAGACCAGCACGAAGATGACCCGCCGCGTGGTCCTCATGCTCGACAAGGCCAACCGCGTGAATGTGACGGTCGGCGGCAAGACTCAGACCGCCGACATCACCGGCACTACCAACGGGGCTTTCGGGGTCAAGATCCCCGCGACCGATCTTGTGCAGATCGCTCGGGTGTCGATCGAAAACGGGCAGGCCATGAGCGTCAAGGGCGACGCGATCAAAGGCGGCAGCGTGACCGTGAGCGTGGCCGGGATGATGGATATCGAAATCGTCGTGCACTGACGCACATCCCGCCCCGCTCGCGGAAGCGAGCCATCGGGCGGATTCGGGGCGCGATGCCCCAACGCTCGCCCGAGCGACTCGGGCAAACTGACGCGGGTCGACCCGCAGGAGACGACAATGGCGAAGAAGACTAACGGCAGCCGCAAGAATCAGGCCCAGCAGGACTCGCAGTCCACGCTCATCGACGACGAGGACGCGGATGCTCTGCTCGGCGGCGACGAGCCGACGCAGGACGAGTCCCAGCCCGAGGGCGGCGACGAGGCCAGCGACGAGGCCAACGACGAGGCCAACGAGGAGGCCCAGCCCGAGGGCACGGACGAGGGCGGCGAAGTTGAGTGGTCCGGCCCGCACATGGGGCAGATGTTCCCGGTCGCGTCGATCGCGCCCAACGGCAGCCGCAATCACTCCGAAGAGTCGATCAAGATGCTGGCTAAGTCGATCAAGGCGACCGGCCTGCGGCACGCGATCACGATCGGTAGCGACAATCGAGTTGTCTGCGGCGATGGCCGACTCGCGGCCTACAAGTTGCTCGGCTACGACAAGATTCCGGCCCAGTACGCCGTACATCCGAAGACCGGCGAAGTGCTCGCGAGCACCGAGGCCGCGACGCTCGCCATGACCATCGCCGAAAACGTCGCGCGGACCGACATCTCCCCGCTCGAACTCGCGAAGCAGGTGCAAGACGCTATCGCCACGAAAATGTTTACCGACCAAGCCGACGCGGCGAAGGCCCTCGGTATCTCGACCGCGCAGATCAGCAAGGCGATCTCCCTCGCCGCGAAGTCCGGCAAGTTGTTGGAGCAGATGCTCGCGGATGGCCTGATCTCGCCCGAAGTCGCGTATCGTCTCGCGACGAAGGCCAGCACCGCCGCCGAACTCGAATCCATGCTCCGCACGCTGCTTGAGGCGAGCAACGGCAAGGCCGTCACCGCCGCCGCCGCGAACTCGGCGGTGCAGTCGTCTGGCACCCGCCGCGCGGCGGGCAAGGCCGGGCGGAAGCCGAGCGTAGGCTCGGTGTCGCCCGCGTCGCTGAACTTCGACGCGACCGGCATCGCCGTCACACTCAAGCGCGAGACGGGTACGGACAAGGGCGGTAAGGGCGGCCACACGATCACGGCCCGCATCTCGATCCACACGGATCCCGCCGACTTCGCCAAGTTCGATCTCGCCAAGGCGATCGCCAAGGCCTTCGCCAAGGTGAGTGCCACGGACGTGGCGACCGAGTTGGAGAACATCCGCAAGTCGCTGGCCTAACGCGGGACGAAGGACACGAACGCCCGGGGCGCGAAAGCGCCCCGGGCGGATTCCGAGGCACAACGCCCCAAGGCACGCCCGGGCCGATCGGGCAAACTGACAGGAGCACGACGAATGAGCACGCCGAACAACGACAGCAGGGTGGAAGTCGCGATCTACGCCGACCACTGCGCGATGAGGGGCCGGGTTTGCAGCGACCCCGAGAAGCACTACGGCGAAGACTGGCGAGAATCGCACGATCTCAACGTCTGGTCGGGCCACAACGAGCAGGACTTGATCGAGGGATGCCTTGCCCGACTCAACGCCCCGGGCACCGAGGGCAGCGTGCAACGCAACGCGCGGACCGTGCTCGAATCGCTGGGGCACACTTTGTACCGCCGGGCGAACGAGCAACTGGACATCTCGCCCGATCCTGAGTCCGACGACGAATGACCTACGCCGATCCTGTCCGGGGCTGAGCCCCGCATCGCCGCCCGGCGCGTCGCCACGCCGGGCGGTTTTCATTTCGCCACGAAATCGACCGACGCACGATAAGCACGCGAGCCCGATATATCGTGGCATGAGCACTCCGATACAAACCGACAGCGTGCGGCGAAGCATCGCCGCCGCCGAACGGGAACTCGCCGAGATCACGGCGACGCTTCGCGCCCACGAATCCGACCGCAAGCGAGCGAGCGATTTCTGCCAACGGATGAGTATCGATCCGGGCGACGATCCCGTGGCCGCGATCGGGGCAGCCGCGACAACGCTCGGCGAGCGTATTGCCGCAGCCGAGGGCAGGCTCGCCAAGATGGCCGCAGCACTTGACGCGACGCTTACCGACATCGCCGCCGCACGCGATGAGGCGGGCAGGTCGGGGCACCCATGAGCACGACAACGCGACGGGCGCTTGATATCGTCGCAGCGGCACGCGGGGCCGTTGCGGCAGCACGACGCGACGCGGACGCGGCCCGTGCTGCGCGCGACACCGCCGAACACGAGGCCGCTGTTGCCGCCGATGCCGCAGCGATGCTACTCGCCGTCGCCGATGCGTCCCGATCGGCGATCAGGCAGCGGATCGAGCGAGTGGTCGGGCTCGCGCTCGCGATCGCGTTTGGGCAAGGCGTGCATTTCCAACTCGAAGTCGCCCAGCGTCGGGGCCAAATCGAAATGACCCCGCTCGTCGGCTACACCGTCGGCAAGTCGATCGCGTGGCGTTCGCTCGCTGATGTCGGCGGCGGCGTTGTCGATGTCGTGGCGTTCGCACTGCGATTGTCGGTCGTTGCGATGAGCCGCCGCACGGTTGCGCCGATCATCATCGCGGATGAGCCGTTCCGGCACGTGTCTTCTGATCGAATGGGCTACGTCGCGCAAATGGTTCGCAGGCTCGCGGACGAACTCAAAGTACAGATCATCGTTGTTTCTCACGAACCAGAACTCGCCGCGTCCGCTTCGACTCGTATATTTGTCACCCGGACGAACAACGTTTCTCGCGTCACTGTGCAATGAGCCAAGCCATACCAAAAGTGAACTGGACGAAACTCGCGCAGCGGCTCGCGTCGCTCGTCCCGCGAGTCCGCACGCCTCAGCCGGGCGAAGAAATCGACTTCGCAGGGCTGGCCGTCCAAATGCTCGATTGCATGTCGAAGCGACAATCGCTCGACGCACTGAAACTCAAGACCGCCCCGCTGCTCGCCGAAGCGCGGCGCAGGGTACATCTGCTCTCCGAACTTAATCGAGTTGAACGTAGCAAGGCGATGTCCGATCCCGTTGTGATTTCGCTGCGAAATCGATCCGACAAGATGGCAGAAGTTGACGCGATTACGCAAGACGTGGCAGCACAGTTGGCGGTCGCCCGCGCTCGCGTCACTGATCTCGCAATGGTCATGGAGCAAATAGACTCGGCGATCAAATCCAATGAGCAAATGAAGGAAACGCTCAACGCGATTCGCCGCATGAATGAGCAATCCCCGGGCAGCGTGTCCGGGTACCGTGTTTGATTCAATCGAAAGGCAAGAACGATGGGTAAGCCGAACATCAAGACGACCGGATTCGACGATGACAGTGTGACCGCTGGCGGGTACATCGAGCGTCCCGAGGCGTTCGACCCGAGCACCAAGGGCAGCACCTACCACTTCCGCATCTTGGCCGACCCCGTTATCTACTACGGCACGCGCGTTTCGTCGCCCGATGACACGAGCGGGTTCTTCGCCCATTCCGTGCTGGACGCGGGGGCGATCGATGAGGCTTTGCAGAACAACGATTGGGACACGCTCAAGGCTGGCTGCCCGTTGTTCCGTCTCGGGCTTATCACGCCCGCCAACGTTGCTCGCGCCAAGCGCTACGCGACGGTCGTTGCGCACGTCGCCACGACAAGCAAAGGGCGGACGCAGAAGGTCAATCAGATTCTCCCTTGGGGGTTCGCTGGCGGCAAGTTCGTGCAGTTGCGGGAGATTCTTCGCAACTCGATTCCCGATCCCGTCAAGGGAGGCAAGAAGCACTTGCGACAAGTCGAACTTGTCGCGTCGCTTGTGCCCGGCAAAGAGAAGTTCAAGGAGTTGAACTTCCAAGTCGCCGCTAACCCGACTGCTTCGCTCAAAGATGTCGTTGCGATCGTGCGGGAAAACAACATGCTCCGCAGTCGCGATCCCGAGTCCGATGCCGACATCCCCGACGGCGATCCGTGGCACCCGGGCCTTTGGCAAGTGCTCGCCGATTACATCGCGCCCGAGCCTGCGGCTTCACTCGAAGCGTCGATTGCTCGCATGATGGGCGGCGGGGCGAGCGAGGGCGACGAGTCCGATCTCGTGCAGGACGAGGCTCCCGCTCCGTCGCGTCGCAATGCTCGCTCGGCGAAGCAGGCCGAGCCGGAGCCCGAGGCCGAAATCACCGATGACGAAGCCGCCGACTTGCTCGGCGATGTTGCGGACGACACCGGCGACGAAGCGGACGACACCGGCGACGAAGCGGAATCGGGCGACGATGATGCCGACTTGCTCGGCGAGCCTGCTCCTGCTCCGAAGCCCGCCGCTCGCCCCGCTCCCGCCAAGCCTGTCGCTAAGCCGGTCGCCAAGCCTGTCGCGCGACCCGCTCCCGGTAAGCCCGTCGCCAAGCCCGCTGTCAGGCCCGGCCCCTCAAAGCCGACCGCGCGGCCTGCGAGCACTGACGACGAACTGCTCGATTGATTTCGTGACGAAATCGGCTCCGGGATTGCGAAAGCGATTCCGGCGCTTTATGGCGACCAATTACAAGTACGTTCTCGGCGTAGATCACTCGATCAAGTCCGTCGGCATGGCGCTTGTTCGTATCGATTGCGATTCGTATGTCAACACGACGAAAGTTCTTTGGGCCGATCAATCGGTCGAACACTCGGCATGGGCCAAGATCAATCTGCCTGACAGAATCACGGTATCTTGCAATCGCGCTATCTCGATCCTTCGGCAGAACGGATCGCCAGCACACATCGACGTAATCGCGTACGAAGGATTCGCTCGCGGCTTTATGAATCGACGCGAAGAAGCCGGGATCGGTCTTGCTTGTGCAATGCTCGGTATCAAGGCGTGGTGGTCGTCTCGCGCTTCGGGCATGTCGCGAGCGTTCGACGCGGCAAACAAAGTCGCGATTACCCCTCGCCAGCACAAGGTATTCTGTTGCCCCCAATGGCCGGGATTGTCGAAAGCAAACTGGCTCGCATCGCCCGCACATCGCGGCATCAAATACAAGTCTTCGATGCCCGACAAGGTATCGGTGCAGCGAGCACTTGCCCGCGATTACGGGCATACTTACAACGGCAACATCAACACGCTCGGCGAGCACGCGGTAGATGCAATCGCGATCGCCTTGACGTGCGCCAATCGAGTTCACGCGGACGAAATCGCCCGTAACAAGTAATCAATTTCGTGACGAAATCAAACCATCGATAATCGCTCGCAGTTCGGGGTATATCAAGCATGAGCAAAGAACGAGTCAAGGTCGCCGGTCATTCTCTCGACGGCGTAATCAACGCGCTTCGCAAGCAACTCGACGTGCCGCTGTTTATGCCGTCGTCTCGGCGCATCGTTCCGATGCGTCACAAGTCGCTCGGCGTGCTGCTCGGCGGCGAGCAATCCCCGGGTCTCCCTTCTGGATACTGGATTGAAATTGTCGGCAACGCCGCGAGCGGCAAGACGACTCTTGCGTTCACGCTCGCGGAGGCGGTGATGTCGCAGCCCGCCGACGCAACGTTCGTGTCGCCTTCTGCCGAAGGCATGAAGACAACGCCCGTGCCTCGCAAAGTGCTCTACCTCGACTTCGAGCACACGCTTGATATGACGTATCTCAAAGCGTGTGCTCCGAGTGCCGTCGTTGCAGTCGCCGACACGAACGGGAAGATTGCAAATATCGATAGCGCCAATCTCTTTGTGCATTCTCCGGCCACGCTCGAAGAAGGCGTAGACATCGCCGTTGCATTGTGTGACACCGGCGAGTTCGGACTCGTCGTTGTAGACTCGATCCCGGCGATGCTGTCTGCCGCTGAGCAAGACTTGTCAATGGCGAGCAACACTGTCGGACTGCTCCCGCGACAACTCAACAAAATGTTCCGCCGCATGACCGGCTCGATGGCTCGGAATGGATGCACGACCATTCTCATTAATCAGTGGCGAGATAAGATTGGCGTTGCGTTCGGCGATCCTCGCACAACGCCCGGCGGCAAGGCGACCGAATACTTCGACGCAATCAAACTCGACGTATCGGGATCGCACAAGCCCGGATACTTCTCTGCCGGGAAGATTTGCAACATTCGTTGCATGAAGAACAAAGTCACAGGACTTCGCGGCAACGTCGCGACATATGAACTCGGGCACGGTGTAGGCATCAGTGCCGAAGTCGAACTATTCGATCGCGCAGTCGAAGCAGGCGTAATCAAGAACGGTCGCACTTGCACGATCGCTGCTCCGGGACGCGAGGCGGTCAATCTTGGCAGCGCGATCAAGGTAATCGAGCGACTGCGATCGGACAAAAAGTTCCGCGACGCGATGGAGCGAACCGTCGCATCGAACGAAGCAAAAGGCATTAAGTCGCAGCAGCAAGTCAAGGGTCGCGTAATGCTCGCGGGGATGGACGACTAAATGACGATCTCGCGAATCAGACTGACGAACGTACGTTCGCACGAATCGACCGACATTGCGCTTAGCCCAGGGCTGAGCGTAATCTTCGGGTCGTCCGACTCAGGCAAAAGCAACATCGTTCGCTCGCTTGTGGCGTGCTCACATCCTTCGCCAGCCGCATCGTTTGTCAGGGACGGATTTGAAGAAGGCAAGATCGTTGTTGACTTCGCAGACGGCAAGCAAATATCGGTCGTTCGCAAGTCTGACGGCAAAGGCGAATACGTTGCATCGACAAAAGACGCGAAAACGGGCAAAGTGTCTCGTCGATCCCTCACGAACCCGGGGCGGTCCTTGCCCGACGATTGGATTGCAACTGTCGGCCTCGGCCCGACTCGTATCGCCGGGATCGATATTTTGCTCAACATCCAAACACAACGCGAGGCCGCGATTCTTGTCGATGATCCTGCTGGCCGTGTCGCCAAGATTATCGGCGCTGCGTCAGGGGCTTCGATTGCGATGGAAGCGTCCGGGCGAGCAAAGACGGATGCCGCGTCCGCTGCTCGCGATTTCGATACGAAATCGAAAATGATGCAAGATGCCGAATCGCGACTGTCTGCCGCCGAGTCCGACCCGGCGATTATCAACGCCGACAAAATCGAGTCGCTTGTTACCGATATCGAATCGACCGAACGCGACATCGCTCGCGACGCGAAGGCTCGCGATGCAGCACTCGATATTGTCGCGACGTTCGATAGCAGCATCGACATCGAAAGCATGAGTCGGCGGCATGATGAGTTGTCAAAGTCGATTGCCGATATCAAATCGCTGCTCGATAAAATCAAGGCAGCGAAATCGAAGCATGAAGCAGTCGAATCGTTTTTGTTATCGCTTACCGCGATTCCAGAAGATGCCGAGTCGCGGAGCGATCAATTGTTGCTTCGCATTGCCGAATTGAACAATCAACTCGCGGCGATGTCGCGCAAGTGCCCAACGTGCGGTCGCCCGATGGACAATCAACATGCCCACAAGTAAGCAATCAATTTCGCCACGAAATCGACCAGCCGCTCCCGTCGCCAATATCGATGCCGACGAAGTGATTGTTTACGTTCTTGGCGATCTGCACTTCTCGATCAATCCGCCTTCGGGACGAAACGATACTTACGCCAAAGACCTTGTATCGGTGCTCAAGTTCGTGGCCGAACAAGTCTCCAAAGAGCACGCTGCGAGCGGGCAATACCCGATCGTGTGCTGCGTCGGAGATTGGTTCCATCGCAAGGGCGCGTCGTGTGCGGAAGCCATTGCACTTATGCAACTGCTTCGTCCGATTGTCAAGATGACCGGCCCTATCCTCGGCATCGACGGCAATCACGACCAGTTCGCTGGCGACCCTTCGACATCGCGATTGTCTCAGGCGTTCGGCGTGCTGCTGCAATCGGGACTCGTTCGAGACGCTGAACTTGATCCAGCGCGTATCAAAGTTGGCAATACGGCTGTCGGCATTATCGGCGCTGGATACAAGACTTCGCACGGTATGGCGGTATCTGCAATGGAGCGTTCGGCGGCGGCGTGCATGAAGCACGGTGTGGCGACGTTCGTTGTAGGATTGTCACATGCCGATGCTTACATCGCAACGACTGAAGCACACGAACTCGTAGTCGCTTCTCACGGCGGGATGCTCGCTCGATCGTCGGTCGTTTGCAATGGGCACTTGCACGATCAGACCGGCTCGGGCAAAGTCGATTACGCCGACAAGTTTGGCGCTGGTCGCGGGCTGTTTTTGCAAGTCGGAACTTCGATCATCGTCGGTAAAGGCGAGGATCATCACTCGCCCACGATGACGCGACTGTGCATCATCGGCGAAAAGTGTCGCGTGTCTCGCATTGCGTTGCCGAGAACTGAGTCGTCGCTCGCGTTCGCAGAAGAGAAAGAGCAGGCCGCTCCGCTCGACGAAATGGAAATCAACGAAATCGTCAGGCAGATTCGCGAGCAAACGATCGGCGGCGATTCGCCCGTTACGCTGCTGGATAGCATTGCTACTACGATGAGCAAGTCCGGCAGCGACGCTCATCGTCGCGCGAAGAAAATCATCTCGGAGTGCGCGTAATGCCGAAGCGTCGCAAGTTCAATACCGCTGGCGAATCAAAGAAGCCCATCGGCATCGAAACGGCTACATATCCGAAGCACAACCCGCTCGAAAACGATTTGCCGTTTCCGGGCACTCGCCGGTGCGTGCTTTGGGGGTTCGCTCAAGTTTCGCCAAAGGGCATGGTCTACAACTGGCCAGAGATTCGCAGACAATGGAATATGTGGCCGACGTTTTCGCTCAAAGACTTCTGCTGGCATTTCCATATCCCGTTCTGGACCGCATACGAGGCTGGCGGTTTGCGTACCGTCGCGAAGCAGGCCGCGATTATCGACGGCGGCATTTCGACCGCTCGCAAAGTCAATTACCTCTACGCCACCGAAACGAATCCAAAGGTCGGCAATGAAGCATTCGTAACGCTCGTCAAAAGGCTTACGCAGTCGGCGCAAGTGATGTCCCAATGGACAGCGGCGATTTCGGAGCGTGTGCATGACGGGCAGGCCATTCCAAATACGGAACTGACAACGACGGAAGGGGCCAACATCGCTCGCACGCTCAAGTCACTGACCGAGTGTGCGGTTGATCTCGGGCACCTCATGCGAATTACGGGCGCTGACAAGCGACGCGAAGAAGTCAAAGCAATCCCCGAAGTTCCGAGCCGAGCAACGCAGCAGCACGAACCCCCCCCGATCAAGCAAGCCAACAAGACGCTCAATCGTGCCGAAGTGTCAATGCGAAATACCAGTGCTCAACTCGACGCTGCGAAAATCAAACTCGTTCCAACTTCGCCGCCTCGCCCAGTGTTCAAGTCGATTCCCGATCCGCAATAGTGCTATGATCGTTTGCAGTCGCATCAATTTCGCCACGAAATCAAGCGGAGTAATTCATTGAGCACGCCATTGCCGAAGCCTCGCCCGCCCGTCAAGCCTACACGCAGGCCGCCCGAGCAACCGAAGAACGATCCCGATGTCGTGTGCAAAGTCGCAGACGGCTTGAAATCAATGCTCGTTCCTGTCGGCGACTTGCAACTCGATCCCGACAACGCGCGACTGCACTCGGAGTTTCAGATTGCCGAGTTGTCCGCGTCGCTCGCGAGCATTGGTCAACTCAAGCCGATCGTTGTCAATGCCAAGACCGGAGTTGTGGCTGCTGGCAATGCGACGTTTGCTGCCGCAGCGAAGAACGGTTGGACGCACATTGCGGCGATCAAGGTAGACCCGGCCAAGCACGATCTCAAGCGATTCGCAATCGCCGACAACCGACTTGCGGACCTCTCCGAGTTCGATGACGAAGCGTTGAAGGTTGCCATGCAATCCATTGACCCCGACGATCGCCTCGGGCTCGGCTGGTCGTCGGAGGAACTTGCGAAGATGCTCGACGTGCCGGGCGATGATCCGGCGACTCTCGCTCCCGTCGATCCGACCATCTCTGCTCCTGACAAACAATCGAAGATCGCCGAGGCTACGCGCGTTGACTTCACGGCGGAGCAATACGGCAAGATCAAGGCGGCGATCGCGGCATGGGTCGCTGACGGAAATGAGTTTGAGGATGACGCATCGGCCATCGTCGGAATCTGCGACTCACTCATGCGTCGGTCGAAAGACTGATTTCTCGTTAATCGATTCGCAGTCAGTAACCAATGTGCGGATGAAGCATCAACGGCGATGCACTCACTTACCAAGTGAGGGAGGAAGGTTCGATCCCTGTCCATCCGCTTATGTCCTCGATGCGTCCTCTCTCACATAAGCCCGAGAAGTTGTCGAGCGTTGTCTCCCGTATCGGGGAAACGAAGCAATCGATGTCGCTACTCGGATCTCGCGGCAAGTTCGATTACTATGTCGAACGAGTCGATGTCAGAGTTGCGTCATGGTGGTGCAAGAACTTTCATTACTCGGGAACTCTCCCGATGAACGCGATTGTGTTTGAGTGTATCGAGTTCGGCAAGCGAGTGGGCATCATTGCCTTTGGTACGGGCTCGCTATCGAGAAACGGCTATGCAGTCGCGCTAAATGTGGACGTTGCGTGGGAACTTGTGCGTGTGGCAATGAAAGATCACACCACTCAGGTTTCTGCGTTTGTGAAACTCGCACTTCGATCGCTTCGCAAAATCAAGCCGGAAATCGATGCCATTATGTCCTATGCAGACAGCGGACAAAATCATCGCGGCGGCATTTACAAGGCGGGCGGGTGGATATATCTCGGCGAATCAAATGCTACCTCGATGATGATACATGGTGTCAAGGTTCACGTTAGAAGCGTCGGGGCTCGGTATGGTTATGCTGCGATCGCCAAGATTCGTGCGAACGTGGACCCGAATGCGCAACTGATACAAGATGCGATCAAGTACCGATTCGCAATGCCTATGTGTGCGTCTGCCCGTCGCCGAATCAAAAAGTGCGAGTTCTACAAGAAGTTGTACGGCAAAGCGATTTCGTGACGAAATCGACCGACTCACTTCGCCGCTCCCGATCCCGTATATTGGCGCATGGGACGAACTCACGCGCAGAAGCACGGATCGAAGCAAGAGCACTGGCGACCGATCGCAGATGCCATTTACAGCATTTCCCGTTCGTGCGGTCGATCGCCGTGGGAGTTGTTCGGCGACTTCGTTTCGATGTCTGCTGTCGCAATAGCGAATCGATGGCCGAGCCCGCCCGACGTTCGCAAGTCTCGCGAAGACGAGTATCTTCGCATCGTCAAAAAGTACGATCGCGATTGCGTAGACAAGTTTTGCGAATGCCTCGCGTTGCTTTCGCGTTGTTTCGACGCTGATCGTTTCGCAGATCATCTCGGCGGGCTCTACATGAGCATGGAAGTGTCGAATTCCAATCGCGGGCAGTTCTTCACGCCCGATTGCATCTCCCGCCTTATGGCATCGATGACCATGCCGGGCATCGAATGGATCACAAAGAGCAAGAAACGGTTTGCTCACATCGGCGATCCCGCGTGCGGCGCTGGCGGCACAATGCTCGCAGCAGCGATGGCCGCGAGAGATCGAGGATTGCACATTGAAACACAACTCTTCGCAACGCTGCAAGACGTTGATCCGTTGTGCTGCAAGATGGCGTACCTGCAACTATCGATGGCGAGAGTGCCAGCGGTTATCAACGTCGGCAATAGCCTGACTTGCGAAATTGTTGATTCGTGGGTAACTTGGCCGACGTATATTTACGGATGGAACAAGTCAGGGGCAGGATACCCTCAACGCAAGTACCGCATCGCCGCCGTTGCTTGGAGCCGCGACGACAATCAGGCGAAAGAGCATGACAACGCCAATGTCGTTCGGCAAGCGACCGCTGCTGGAATCAAACGTAGTTTCCCAAAGACCCATCCTGTCCGAATACTTCGATCTCGCGCGTGACATCTTCGGCTTCGCCGTTGTCACAATGACTACGCCCGAGTACGCTGGCGTAGACGACCGGCTTGCATCGTCTTGCCGTCGCGTCAAGCGTGGCGAAGCGACATTGCCGATCGCAAGGTTTCGGGGCCAGTCGCTCGGCGGATGGGCTCGCAACTGTGCACTCAAGCCGCTCGTAATGCTCAAGGCGGCTCAGATGTTTGGAATGCCGATACTTTGGCTCGACGCTGACAGCGAAATCCCAAACACGAAAGCCGCACACGAGGCTATCGCTCGACTGGCTGACGGCAAGAGCGGGATCGGCGGCGCGACGATCGCGGCATTCTGCCCCGCATTGTCGCCGTCTTACAAAAAGCGATTCCCGCTCATCAACTCCAATCTTTGCTCAGGCACGCTTTGGGTCGGCGAAGGCCGCACGGGCGAATCGATACTCGTTGCATGGGCGACTCGATGCGCCGCCGACCCTGAACAACTTGACCAAGAATCGCTCTGGGATGTCGCCAAGGGTATCGTTTCGCCGATGTGCCCCGAGTTGTGCTGCATCCCCGATCTCATGCCGAGCGTCGTAGAGCCGATCGTCGTGCATCATCAAGCATCCCGCACGATGCGAGAAGTGGTCGATTCGGGCGGGTCGATTTCGCCACGAAATTGAACGGCTACCGATATCGCCGCGAGTTCGATATATCGCGGCATGAGCACACTTCCGCAATCACGCAATCCGATCAAACTCTTGCCGGTCGGCGCAAACTGGCCCGTCGGCCAAGGGTTCTTGCCTTGCCCATGTCTCGCCACTATCGACACGCCCGAAGGCTTCGCTTCGATCCTGCAATCACGACAAGCTTCCTCATCGACCTACGACAAAGACCATCGAATCTACTGCATCAACACCGCAGCAGCGATGGCGAAGTCGGGCTACGGCGAACTTGGCCGAATCAAACTTGCTCCGTTCCTCGAAAGCGTTTCTTCGGGACGGCAGCATATCGACTTGACTCACGCGGTATCCGGCGAACTGAGCGACGGCCCGCCGTTCGTTGTAATCGAACCCGACGGCTCCGTGTTGCTCATCGATGGCAATCACCGAGCGTTCCGTCACGCACTCAAGGGCAACGATGAAATGGAAGTGCTCGCGTTCACCGCCGAGCAATCGGATTACTTTCGCGTCAACAATCGAGTTGTCGAAACGGCCAAGGTGTCGGGATTGCTTTCAAGTGAGAAAGCGATGAGCAAACTGTTCGGCGACGTGTCTTTGCTGATCGGCGATGCGTTCTGCGAGCGAAGTTGGATGACGGGCGGTCCCGCCAATTCTTCGCCGGGATGCGTAGATAATAATCTCATCGAATGGAATCGAATCAGTCTTATGCGTCGGCTAAGTGCTACGCAGTCGGTGATTCAAGCAATGCTAGATGCTCGATATCGCGTTCCTGCTATTTGCGAATGGGTTAACACCTGGCGCAATCCGATGAGCACGCCGCTCAACATCCGTCGCCCGATTGATATCGTCGCGTAATGCAATTCAAGCACCCTATCCCGATCCCCGATCCTTCGATGCAAGACTATCGAAGGTTTCTTCGCAAGTGCGAAAACTGGCTATCGGGCTGCATCATCTACAAGGGCTCTTCCAACAGTCGCGGGTATTGCGTTTTCAAGATGCAAGGCAAGATGTACCTTGCTCATCGGGTATCGTACCGAATGTTTGTCGGCCAAATTCCCGAGTCGATGACGATCCATCACACCTGCAACAACCCAAGGTGTGTGAACCCAAAGCATCTTGTCCCGATGACGATGCTCGACAACTTGCAAGAGGCAAACAGGAGAAACCATGAAAGCAAAACCGTCGGCGAAACAGGCTGCGAAGATCGTGGCGGCGCGAATGAAAAACCGTTCGATCAATTCGGTTGCCAGATCGATTGCAGAAGCAGGGATTGCGAAGTTCCATTTTGATCGATACATGCCTTCGGCTTACTTTCAGTCGATCATCGACAAAGCAAAGCAGTCGGGTCGCGATGTCAATACTTACGAACTTCGCACGATCACGCACGGGTGGCACAAGCCAGCACTTGCGCCGCACGCCGATCTCGTTGTCACTTCGCCGCCCTACGAAAACTCGCGAACCTACGGCATTCGATCGGAGTTCGTGCTGGCGACGGGGCAAGAGTGGGCGATGCAGCACGCTTGCATGATCCGATGCTACTTGACCAGCGGCATCAAGACGATCGCGTACGTTGTATCTGGCGTGACCCGGCATTACGAATACTCGCTCGCGCCGGAACGCCTTGCCGTTGCTTGTCAAGACTTGCGGATGTGCGTCCGTCGCCCGCTCGTCTACAAGCGGTTTGGCATTCCGGGCAGCGGCGGACCCGATTACTTCCGCGCCGATCACGAGCCGATCATCGTCGTAACTGCCCGAGGCAAGATGCAATGGTCAGACGTGACCGCGTGCGGCTCGCCGCCGAAGTTCCCTGTCGGCGGCAATCCGTCGTCTCGCAAACGCAATGGATCGCGCGTGAGCGGACGGGCGTTCAAGCAGCCCGCGAAAACGAACCCCGGATCGATCATCGACTGCGGCGCTGTCGGTGGCGGGCATCTCGGGCATCCGCTTGCTCATCGTAATGAGGCCCCGTATCCCGTGGCGTTGCCAGATCGATTCATTCGGTCATTCTGTCCGCCGAACGGAACAGTTTTCGACCCGTTCTCGGGGAGCGGCACGACGCTTCACGCTGCGATGTTGGCGGGCAGGAACGGGGTCGGGTTCGATGCTCGACAAGAGCAGACGATCGTTGCACTCCATCGGCTCATCGATGTTGCAAACGAAGTCGTGCAAGACAACCAAGTTGTGCTCATCAACGCCGATGGCATCATCGTTTCAATCGACAAAGAGCACGGCGTTTCGACGATCATCGGTGGCCCAATCCCGGAGATTCCGAAATGACAAGATCGCCGTTCACTCGCTACGTCAATCTCGATCCGATCGAAACGCCTTCCGGCGAAATCGACGGCGAAGTAGTGCTGCACCGCAATCCGCTCCCATTGTGTCACAACGCTCAGCCGATTTCGCGACGAAATTGGAACGCCATCGTCGTTGTTCCGTCGGCCAACCCTGCGAACCTTGCAAGGTTCTATTCGCGGTGGGCTCGGGCCGGATGGATGGTGCTTGCGATTGTTGAACCGAACCACGAGCCACAAAGCGGCAAAGATTGCGACTTCCAAGTTGTTCGATCAGGCCAATACTCGTTTGCGAGGCTCGCCAATCAAGGCATACGCATTGCGTTGCGCGACCCGTATTGCGAACTGATCGCCGTTGCTGGCGACGATATGGACCCTCTGCAACCAGTCGGCGCGCCGATCGGTGGCCCGTATCAAGACATCGGGGCGCTCGCGTCGGATGTAATCAGGTTGCCGATCGGTCCTCGCAATTGCGATCCCGGGATCTATCAGCCGACGGGCGACTCGTTCGGCGAGACGAAAGGCATCTGCGGATCGCCGATATTCAATCGTGCGGCAGCCGTCGGGCTTCGGGCCGATGCTGGGTGCGGCCCGTATTACGACATTTATCGCCATTTGTATTGCGACCGGGAGTTGTTCGATATCGCATCCAAACGCAAGATACTCAAAGTCGATGCCACGATGATGCACTATCATCATCACTGGTCAAGGCACGGGTTCCCGCGTCCCGCATATTTGAATCATGTGCAGGACTATGCGTTTCACGATCAAGGCATTTATCAGTCTCGCAAAGGCAAGTTGTTTTCGTTTTTTGAGCGATACAACGTCAAAATGGACAATGAAAGGCGAGCGGCGATCACGCGCGGGCTCGTCATGCAAGCAACCCTATATCCCTCTTTACAAGGATAAGCATGGCTGGCAGCAAGGCGACCGGCAAGAAAGTGCAATCGATTCGCGTCGGCAGTCGATGGAAGCAGAAGTCTGGGATGGCTTCGGTAATCGTGCTTGAGCACGTCAAAGCAATCGGCGGATCGTTCGTCAGGGTTCGACTCTGCGTGCCTGACGAGTTCTCTGTCCCCGGCGAGACTCATCTGCCGAGTGAAGTGTTGACCTATCCGACCGACGTATTTCGCAGCACGTTCGACATCGATCAGGTCCGTAAGCGCAAGCCCAAAGGCTCGATTTCGCCACGAAATCAAACCGAAGCGTAGTTTTGCCGAGGTCGATATATTGGGCGAACACGGAGCGCAGTATGAGCAGCACTCAAAACGATCGAGAATACATACAAGGTCGAATCGTTCGCGCCGAATCGGTGCGCGACCAGTGCCAAGAAATCGTCGAAGAACTCGACGACCATTTTGCTCGAATGCGCAAAAGCCTGACATCCGAGCAAAAATTGCGAAACGTCAAGTCGATCTTACTTGACCAGATCAAAGCAATCGACTGCGGGCAACTTGTCGATCCTCCCGCCAAGCAAAGCCCGCGTGCTGTCGTCGTGTCGTCAAATGAAAACCTTGCGTGCGTTCTTTCGTTCTGCGCCGTCAAGTCGATTGCTATTGCTTCGATATCAACGATCGAAAGCGGATTGTGTCCGAAGTATGCCGTAGACGTTAGCGATCGAATCGATCGGGCCGCGATCGTTTCGTTACTCGATCTCATCGATATCGACGACCAAGAAGTAGACCCGTTCTAAACCCGTTCAAGGATTGATTTCGTGGCGAAATCAAAATCAATCGACGAGTCGCGATATGCCACGATCGACCGTGCAATGCGAGCACTCGCTAAAAGCAATCGATCCGCTTCTGCGGAACTTGTCAAACTCAGGATGCTTATTCGATCGGCCAACGAAATGGCGATCGTTGCGAATGAAATCGTCGAACGGTATCACAGTCGCCGCGAAGGCCCGACGACCATTCAACTCAACAAACTTGCTCGCCGCGTGACTGATTACGCCGCGAGCGCAGACTTTTCTCTTGACGAAGGGATATTGAATGACGAGCGTAACTTTGATCGAGAAGATGGGGTCGGACTTGTCGATCGTGCGAGCAGCCCGATTGACATCAAACAAGAACGATCAGCAGTCGCAATCGAAAGAAGATCCGGCATCGATCGCGTCGCTGATTCGATACCTGATTCGCCATCGTCACACTTCGCCGTTTGAGTTCGGCAAGTTGCACTTCGAGATCGAGTGCCCGATCTTCGTTGCAAGACAAGTAATCAGGCATCGCACGGCAAACGTCAACGAGTTCTCGCAGCGATACAGCGACCTTCCAGAAGAGTTCGATTGCTATCGACCCGGCAGCGAAAAGTATCCATGGCGCGGGCAATCCAAAAGCAATCGTCAGGCCAGCAGCGGCATTGTAAATTACAAGCCCGGGGAATACTCGACAAACGAAGTGGGCGGGCTTTCGGCAGAAGCAATTTGCGGCATCGAATATTTCAACCGCAGAACTGCGGGCGTGTCGCGCGAGCAGGCGAGATCGTGCTTGCCGCTCGGCACGTTTACCCGCATGAGGTTCTGCATAGACCTGCACAACTTGTTCAACTTCATTCGATTGCGAATCAACGCTGACGCTCAACAAGAAACGGCAGAAGTCGCGAGGCTCATGCTCGATGTCGCGCGTGAGCACTTCCCGATCGCCGTAACTGCGTTTTGCGATTACGTGCTGAACTCGATCACCCTGTCAGCGCTCGACATCAAGACGATCGTTTCGTTTCCGATCGGAACGTCGTATCTGTCCGAATCAATGATGAATTACACGAACTCGATAGGCATGAGTCGCGGCGAGTTCCAAGAGCATTTGCTCAAGCGCGAGATTCTCGCTGGTCAACTTACAACGGGCGCATTGCGATGAGCGATCACGAAAACGATTGCGATCAAATGTTCGGCGACTGCGCTTGCTCTCGATGCGGCAAGATGGGCGATTGGCAAGATTGCGAGGGATGCCATAAGCCGTTTTGTGAAAGGTGCTTCGCCAACAACCACGATGTAGACGATTGCATCGCGAGCACTTCACTGGACGACTTTTCGGACGATGCCGACGACTTCACTTGATTTCGCCACGAAATTGACCGACGCACGATAACGCTGCGAGCCTGATATATCGCAGCGTGGAGCATCACTTGAACAAGCAAGATCACGAAGATGACGACATGCCGGAGACAACGTCGTTCGACAGTCGGAAGTCGAACGCGATGAACCGCATTGCCTTGAGTTCGCTCGGAACGCTTCGTGCTCACGGCGCTGATTGTGCGATACTCATGTTTTCTTCGCAGGATGAGCACGGCCACGATCGCATGTTCCGGTTTCGCTTTGGATCGTCGCTCATGCAAGAAGGGTTGTTCGACAACTACGCCCGCATTCTCGATGCCGAGAGATCAGAGTTTGCGGACAATTACGTTGCATCTGATTTTCGATCGGTCAACTGGAGCGAAACGTTCGACGATCCGACGTTCCGACTTTCGGACGGGAACGATCGAAACATCGACTCTGATTCCGATGAGCCTGACGCGGAGCCAGATGTTCGCCCGACGAACGATCGAATCAAAGATTATCGCGATCGCATTAAGCATCTTGCCGTCACTTGGGTTGTTTTCTGCTGCGCTATTATCAACATCGGATTCGCTTTGTATATTGTCGCGTCGCTCTTTATCTGAAAGGTAACCATGTTCGACAACGCAACGTCCGTCACAATCGATCTGCCTCCTCGTCCGCTGCACCAAATTTCCATGAAGCCCGGAACGACGGGCTCGTGCTCTTTCGCAATGAGCGGCGTTTACATTCGCCCGACATCGATCGAGCGAGACGCGACTCGCCAGTGCATTGTTTGCGCAAGCGTCGGCACGTCTGGCGCGATCATGTTCGCGCCTGTAATCGAAGGCGACGAATCGAACATCAACGATCGTCGCAAGCACAAGGAGTCCGGCAAGACTCCCGGTGGCGAAAACAAGTCGATCGGATCGATTGTTCCTGCCGGTTTGTTGCAGAAGTCCGACCGAAAGCGGAATCCGTTGCAACTTTCCAACGGCGTTGCTCGCGCTTATCGCAACGGGGTATCGAAAGAAGCGGAGTGTTTAGACGCGACATTCCCGCCTCTTGCAGAAGCGATGCAAGCAGCGTCGCCGATGACGCATAAGCACATCACGTTCAAGATTTCGGAACTTGTGCGTGTCGCTGAGTTCCTTGGCGCTGAGTGTGTGACGATCATCGTTGGCGAACCGAACAAGCAAGCGAAAGTCGTCGGGTGGTCGCAGTTTGATAACATCGAGCAGTCGGTGTCTGGCATCGGTGTAGTCTGCCCGATCTCGATTGAAGACGCGACACCGATCGACGTTTACAACCACAATCTTGATTACGCTCGCAAGGCATGGGACAATCCGTAAAGATAACTCTCTCGGCGGCGTGGACGGTGACACGCGAGGCCCAGACTTGAGGCTGATGTTGCTGGCCGTATCAAGCACATAAAAGGCCGATCTAGTGCGTTGACCAGTCGAGAAGACTGCAAGTGCGAATCAGCCGGTTCGACTCCGGCCCGAGGGATTAGATCGATATCAGAATGCCGATAGTGTTAACGGTAGCACGGCTGATTCCAAATCAGCAAGTACGGGTTCGAGTCCCTTTCGGCATGTTGGCTGATAGCACAATTGGCAGTGCGCTCGCCTTTGAAGCGAGTGGTTCTCGGTTCGAGCCCGAGTCAGCCAGTTTGAAGAAGAAACTATGGAGCCGATTATCAATCTTGTCATTACGGTCGCCGTCGGCTTTGCGTGCGTGCTCGCATTTGCGTTAATCGTCCCGATGGCGACTTGTGCGATCATCGCGACGATCAATCAATTTCGCCACGAAATCGACTGATCGCTCGTATCGCGATGATCGCGATATATTGGGGCATGATCGGCCAGCGCAATCTCAAGCCGTGACGGCCAATCAAAGGCGCATCGCACGGCGGCAGACTGGAGCCGCTTGAACAGTCACATTGACATCGCCCGCGCCGCGATCGAAGCGGTAAGGGCACAGAAGGAGCCCCAATGAGCAACATCGAATCGAAGGGCGTTATCGGGACCACAGATCAGTGCCCGCATTGCAAGCACATCATCCCAAGCCCGCATTGTTCGCAGAACATCCGAACGTGGGCGGCAAAGTTGAGCTGGGGCAACGAGAACCGCCACGCTATCGACTCCCTCTTCATTATCGAGACTCAACTCGCCGAACTTGCCCACCTCCGCACTGAGAACGCCCGCCTCCGCCAGATCGAGGCCGACGCGAAGGCGGCGAACTTGATCGGGCCTGACGGCAAGTTTCGGGAACTGTGCGTCGATGCGCGGCACCCGCTGCCGCTGCTTGGCGACGGCTCGTTGTACGTAAACAACGGTCGTGTGTGGCACTGCGTTGCTGGCCACCCGTTCAGAAATGTCTGCGTTGAGGGCATCAGGATAGTTTGGACATCCCAAGGTTGGGTGTTTGAGTTTGACGACTTTGATCTGCCACTCAACAACTGCTACTCCACCGCCCTCGCCGCGATCGAAGCGGCAAGGAAGGATCACACATGAGACTCGTTGACTGCGCAAGCACCCCGCCATTCTCAAGCGAGCACGGATGGAAGTCGCCCGATGGGTGGCCGACATCTTTTATAGAAGGCTCGGCACTAGTCTGCGGCTCGGCACAGGTCTACGACTCGGCACGGGTCTGCGGCTCGGCACAGGTCTACGGCTCGGCACTAGTCTGCGGCTCGGCACAGGTCTACGGCTCGGCACTAGTCTGCGGCTCGGCACGGGTCTACGACTCGGCACGGGTCTGCGGCTCGGCACTAGTCTGCGACTCGGCACGGGTCTGCGGCTACGGCGACATTCAAAAGACCACTGACTACATCTGCGTCGGCCCGATCGGTTCTCGCAATGACTTCATCACGCTGCACAAAGACCGCAAGATCGGCCTGCGAATCAACACGGGTTGCTTCTCAGGCAGCGTGTCCGAGTTTATGGCGAGACTGACCGACGCGCCGGAACACGACGACTACAAGGCGATTGTCCCGGCTTTGTTGGCTGTGATGAAGAGACGAGGCATCGAATCGAAGGAGCCCCAATGAGCAAGTACGCCGACATGGCAGAGATGTCGATGAAACTCGAAGCCGAACTCGCCCGCCTCCGCAAGATCGAAGCCGACGCGAAGGCGGCGGGGTTGATCGGGCCCGATGGCAAGATTCGCCGCGTGCTGGGGACGCTGCCGGTGACGGCGGATGGGTGCATAGTCGGGCAAGGCATCCACGCTCAGTATCACATCGGATCGGTAACTGGTGTGCCCTATCTCCGGATGGAGGGATCAAGGACTGATCATTCTGTTTGGTACTCCACCCGCGAAGCCGCCGAGGCGGCGAGAGAGGAGAAGGCATGACCGACCTCGACACCATGACCACGGCCCAACTCTGCGACTGGCACGCAGAGCGGGCGGGGTGGAAGTATGAACCCGGCGTTGAAGGCGACCCGGTGTGGCACAAGCGGGACGCCAACTGGCAACGCGGCCACGATCATCCTGACGGTTCGCAGTACGAACACCCCTTCCCTCCCACCCTCGACGGTGCCGCGTCCGCGATGCCGGAGGGGTGGTGGTGGACGCGGGACGGCGGACCCACTCCCAACCCGCAAGGGCTTCTGCTGAAGTGGTCTGCGATGCAGATCGGCGCAAACAGGTGGGGAGTTGTCACTGTCCCCGACACCGGCGACGAAACCCGCGACCGCTACCTGCTGGCGGCGGAGGCGGTGATGAAGGAGGCGGGCGAATGACCGTCTACACCCGCATCGCCGCGATCCTCGACGACTTCGCACGGCAGGAGCGGGCAACCGCCACGGACCGCGCCAGGTGCAGCCAGCCCGGCCCGTGCGAGGCGTGCGAGCGGGAGACGGTCTCCGGCGGCGGGTTGTGCCCGACGTGCTTGGAGTTGGCGGCGGGGGCGTGCAGGAGGGTCGCGTCGATTTCGCCACGAAATTGAGCGATGCACGATAGCGCCGCGATCGTGATATATTGCGGCATGAGTAATCCACGCCCGAAACACGCGCCCGCAATTCTCGCCACCGCTCCCGGCACTGACTGGGCGGCAATCGCCGCCGAGCAAGCGGCTTTTGCCGAAAAAGTTGCCCGCGAAAGCCTAGTCGTGCGGGCTGCCCCAGATTTGCTTTCGGTTGTTCGGGAGTTTGTGCGCCTTTGCGATGACGGCTTTGTTCCGCGTGACGCAGACGGAAACAAGCGCGTTGATACGGATGCTGCAATCGAAGCCGCCCGCGAAGTTCTTGCGCGAGCGACAACTCTCCCGACTCTTTCGTACTGGATCGATCCGGGCAAGCACGTTGACCCCGGGCTCGGTCCTGACATGCTATTCGATCGCGTGGCCATCAATATCGTCGCTAAGCAATTCGCGGATTCGATCGGGGTGCCTGTTTCTGAAATTTCGATCCAGAATTCGCATCGTCCGCCCAATGCAGCTTTTGCTTATTGGCAACTCCGCGTTCAGCCACAGAACCCCGACACGAGCCAGCGAAAGGCGACAACGTGAACAGAGTGAAGCCCGGCAAGTCGTACGTCACAAAGACCGCTGGCGTTTGGTACGCCTCACACGACATCGGCGAATTCCCGCCGACGCTTAGCGGTCGCACTCGCAGGTTCGGCGCTGGGGTGATATGTTGCGTCGCGATGCGGTCGAACGTAAGCCATCGCGCGATGATGGTGACGATTGCGGACAAGGGCATGAGAGGCTCGCACAACTGGTATGCCTACATCGACGTTGGCGATCTTGCCCCAATCGAAGAAGCGGCAAAACACGGGCTCGAAGCACACTTCCCGCGATAGCAAAGAGCGACGCATGACGCAGCACAAGCCGAAGTATGACATCAGCAAATTGCCGGTCATGCCCGAAAAGTGCAAGACATGTCCGTTCCGCAACGACCCACAACTCGCGGCCAAAGTAACCGAGCGCGTGCTCACCGAAGCATCGCAAATGTGCCACTCAACGGGATGGCCGCAATCAACGCATTTGTGCCGTGGCGCACGGGATATACAACTAAAAGTGTTTCATGCAATAGGCCTTATCGAGTCACCGACCGACGAAGCATGGGACGCGAAGCGCAAAAAACTCGGGGGCTAACTACGCCGATCATACGCCTAACCGATTTCGCCACGAAATCGATTTACGGGAACAAGCAATGACACAACTCGAACCCTCGCCACAACTCGCACAAACACAACTCTCGGTCAAGCCGATTAGCCAATGGCACGCTTGGAAGGTCTACAGCCGAGAGCGATCGACTTGGCGTTATCAGGGATTTTTCCTTTCGATTACGAAGACCAAATCGGTTGTTATCAAGAAGGCCAAGGCTGATAGCCCGGTTCTCAGGCGCATGTTGCTCAAGTGCAACTATCAAGGCACGGTGCCGATGGACGTTGAGATGATGCTTGTGAACGCGAGAAAAGAGCACAAATCTTGGCCGTCGAACTACATGCCCGACAGATGGGGCGAGTATGATCTCGTGGACTCACAACCTCAAGTAGACCCGTTCATCCAATGAAGCACAACCAACCAGACCAGCAGATCGGCTTATACGTCGGCGGGCATCGCGGCGATGGTGTTGCGAGTCACATCGAAATGTTCCCCGATGCACACTGGTACGTTTACGAACCGGCGAGCGAGAACGTCGCCGAACTCGCCAACCGATTTCGCAATCACCCCCGAGTGATGATCTGCCCGAACGCAGTCGTGCCAGACCGCTCGAAGGTCAAGCAAGCAAGACTACATCACTTCGGGTATCAGCACGGATCGGACTCACTTGCACAAGAAGTATCGGAGCAGTCGCGAGCGGTACTCGAATCAACGAAGTACCCGCGAGGCCACTTCTCCCTTCGAGGCTTCGAGAACGTAATCACGACTGATCTCCCAAACGAAATCGCGATGATCGCGCACAACGCATCTCGACTGCAACAAAGATTCCGCATCGTTGCACTCATCACCGATTGTCAGGGGCTCGATCTCTCGATCGTCAAGAGCGTCCGCCAGTGGCTCGTGAACGGCGAGATCGAGCACATGCAATGCGAAGTCGATCACGACTACGTGCCGCACTACACCGGCTGGCCCGAAGAGTTCGGCGAAGTCACAAACGCCGTTAGCGCGTGGCGGGAGTTCTTTCGCGGCTTGCCGTACGAAGCATCAAGCGACATCAACGGATGGCATTACGCCCACGAGACAAGCGCCGAGCCCGACTTCCAACGGGACATCGTGTTTACATCGCGTCGGGCGATTTCGCCACGAAATCAAACCATCAGCACGGCAGTCGTCAGCGATCAGCCGAACGTATCATCATCGCCGACGTTCTTCGGCGACCGCGTTCGATCAATCTAAACAGGAGTTCTTCGATGTCAGCAATCACTCGGCACGTTCCGATGATCCGAAGGCCAGCAAGCAATACGAAGTCTTCGATCGTTTTGCTGATCGTCGATGCGATGCTTGTCGGTATGTTGTGCGTCCTGTTCGTTGTTGCGATCGTTCGGTGAGTACCACCCGCAGCACGACTTGAACCAATTAGCAATTATCAAGAAAGGAGTGTGGCCTATGAAGAGTTCCAACACTTACGCGACCACCAAGTAATGCCAGCATCGCCAACGGCGACATTAAACACACAGGCCCGGGATAAGTCATTGTGGCTTGTCTCGGGCCTTGTTGATTTCGTAGCGAAATCGAATCAGGAGAACGACAGTGTGCTTTGAGAACATCCCCGAACACATCGACAGTAACACACTCGCGCAGTTGCGTAAGCCGTTCATTGACTTGAGCAGCGTTCCCGCGAGCCAGTTCAAGCCCGCGCGTGGTCGCGTGCTCGTGCAACGCATCGACTCGCCCGACTCAGGCCCGATCGCTATCGTGCAGACGTACGACCAGAAGCGACGCACGCGGTCTAAGGCGCGAGTTGTCGCGTGCGGTCTGCCGCCGATCGATGAAGGACACGCAGCCCGCCCTGACGCGATGCCGTGCCCCGGCGACATCGTTGTAATCGACCGCTTGTGCGGACACGATATGTTGTTCGCCGACGATTCGGGAAAGACAGCCAAGTACGCCGTTATCGTTTGCGATGAAATACTCGGCATCGTCGATTAATCGCTCGGCATAAACTCACGCACGGCCCGCCGATCTACACAATCAACAGACAGACGGGAGTGCGTATGTCGTCCGATGAGTCGAAACAGCAAGTCAGTTATGCAACGATCGGAATGATTGTCGGCGTTGTGTCGATGCTCGCAGCGGTTTTATCAGTCGCCTATTTGTTTGGCCGCATCGCGCAATCCATCGAAACGATCGAATCGCGTGTTGATTCGATCGACGGCAAAATCGAGAAGACGTTTGATTCGTACAACGCTCGACTTCGAGAAGTCGAGCGACTGCAAGACAAGATGCAAGCAAAGCCGTAGTCGCGACATCGCCCGCGATTACGAACACGAGCAAAGGCGAGCACAAGGAATCAAAGTGAACGACCAGAGTAAGAGCCCCAATCGACCGCCCCGACCTGCGCGACCGAACGTTGCGAAGGGTTCCGCCGCTGCTGCCCCGAATGACAAGTGGGCGAACTCGACTTGGACCGCCGAACAGGAGCCCGCAACCGCCAATCCGATCTATCCGTCAGCCCCTGTCCTGCCAGTCGATCCCGCCCCGGCTGTCGAACCGTTGCCGCAGGAAGAGCCGGAGTTCGACCGCGCCGAGTTCATCGAGCAGATCACGATGCAACTCAAAGAGAATCCCGATCTCAACCAGTTCCGCCCGCGCGTTACAACGGTCGTCGATGGTCGCCCGAGCGGTGGCGAAATCGTCGGCAATGGCATCGTGCTGCACTTCTCGACTCACCCGATGGGTCAAGACGGGGCGACGTTCGAGCGAATCGCACAAGCAATCGTCGCGCGTGCTTACGCCGAGATCGTGTCAGCGCCCGAGTCTTATTCGGACGAGTACCTGCAAGACATCGAGCGTGCGATTGGTTGCCTCGGTGACTTCGTTGTGCACGCGAACAACGCGCGATCAAGGCAGTTCCCGATCTAATCGATTTCGCGGCGAAATCGAAACATCGCATCTCTTTCTCCTCTGCCCCGCTGCGCGAAAGTGTTGCGGGGCTTTTCGTTTGACCTATCATCAGTCGTTGTCGATTACGTCAACACAAAGGAGACAGTTATGTGGAAGTTGCTCGACAAGATTCTTGATTCTGTCCTGTCGCCGATTTCGCCGAGCGTGCGGCGTGCGGTCAACGAGACGGGACTCGGTGCTTGGGATCGCGTGCAGACGCGATATCGCATCGAAGGGGCGATCGTCGGTGCTGTCTTGACGGCGATTGTGTTCGTGCTGGCGATCGTGCTTGCCGGGTGCTCGGCCCCGCAGTCGTTTACCGAGATCAAGCCCGCGAAGACGACGGTATCGAACATCGAACGCATCAAGCCGATCGAGCCCGCAGCGAAGCAGGTTGTCGTCACCGAGCAACTCGACGAAAGCGGCAAGCCCGTGTCGCGCACGACTCGAACGATCGTGCAGGATCAACTTACATCGCGAGAAATTGAGTTCAACGCCGACGCGACCGGCGCGTCTGCGATTGCTCGCGGGACTGACATCTCGGGCGACTTTACCGGCTCAGCGCCGAGCATTGACATCCCGGGCGGCGGCGGTGCGACCGGCGGCGATGCAAAGAGCAAGTCGAAGGCCAGCACGCCTCTGCCCGAGTTCAATTGGTTGCTTGTCGCCGGTATAGCGTGCGTGCTCGGCGCTGGCACGTGCTTCTACTTCGGATTGCGTCGTGCTGCGATCGTCGCCGGAGTCGTCGGCGGCTCGCTGATCGTTGCATCGTTCCTACCCGCGTGGGCGTGGGTGATGATCGGCTTGGCTGCCGCTATCGCTGGCGGCGTGTACGTTTGGGCCGAATGGAACGCCCGCAAGGGCGGACAATACAAGGAAGCCCTGCGAGCGGTCGTCGGCGGCGTTGCATCGCTCAAGGATCAATCCCCGGACGCTTACGAGGCCGCGAAGCAAGAAATCGGCAAGCAGGCTGATCCCGGCGATGCCGACACGATCACCGAGATCAAGCGCGAAGACCGACTGTAATTAATCGTTGCCCGCGAAGCGAAAGCGGCGCGGGCGATTTCGTATATTGTGCATGAGCACTACGCATCGTTCGTCTTGGGGAGCGTACGTTCCGCCGTTCATTATCGAAGGCGCGGATGAGTGCGAAGAATCAATCGCAGAATCACCATGAGCACAACACAAGTTCGCAAGCGTCCCGACCCGAAGCGCAAGCCCCGGACGATGAGCGATCTCTGGTCGCGTGCTGTCGCTTCCAGCGACGCAAGTACAAAGCCGATATCCGCGGATGTCAAACTTTGCGACGCTCGCGAGTTGCTTGCGTCGCTCGGAGATAAGTCGGTCGATGCGGTGATTACCGATCCGCCTTACGGCGTAGATCACGAGTCGAACTCGAAGTATGACGATCGCCGTGATGGATGGGAAGCAAGAATCGCGTACTTGCTGCCCGAAATGCTCCGTGTGTCGCGAGGCCCTGTGTTTTGGTTTGGAGCGTCGGCGACGCTCCATCGCGATCTCGCGATACTCAAGCCCGATCGTGTAATGATTTGGGCACCGAAATACCGAGGACTTCCGGTTTCTTCAAATAATGTGTTTTACAAGTTTGAAACGATTTACGTTTGGCGAGTCGGCTCGTTCGCTAAGCCCGGCAAGGGCGAGCACAAACTTGTCGTGCATTCGGACGTAATGACCGAAAATATACATAATCGTCGGGATTCTTTTTGGGATCACCCCGCGACCAAACCCGTGCCGCTCATGGAACGACTCTGCCGCGCAGCGCCGCCGGGCGGGATCGTCTGCGATCCGTTTGCAGGCAGCGGCACGACGGGCGTTGCCGCGATTAACGTAGGTCGCTCATTTATCGGCAGCGAAATCCTGCCCGAGTACCACGATGTTGCGACGAAGCGAATCGCCGAAGCGCTCGCCCCGTGGCAAGCCAAGATCGCCCGTTTCGCTCAGTCGATTTCGTGACGAAATCGAAGCGCCTATCGTTGTTGCATGACCCCGATCAACGATCAGACGTTTCGCCGCCCCGTCGGCAAGTTCTCGATTTCGATTGTGCTCATCCCGGGGGCACTCAACAAGTTCTCATTTGCAACGCACGAATCGACGGACGATAAACTCGCCGAACTTGTCAGCCCGTCAGCGATGTATCAGGTCCGCATCTTCGACGTGACGGGGCGATTCGATGTTTGCGCCGAGTGTGCGAGCGCTACGACGCAATCAATCAAAGACTTCCTGCGTCGGACGCAAATCGCCGCGACCGTACAAGCGATGATGACGGGGCGGCTCGATATCAAGATGCCGCGAGCCGATTTCGTTCGTGCTCACTTCTCGGAGTTCGAGCGAGCGTATCTTTACTCAACCTATCCCGCGATGGGATCGGCGATGGGAGTCGCCGGGTCGATTGAATCAAATGGTCGGCGTGAAGCCGCCAAAGTCTCCGACGTGCTGCCGGGGCTTGACGAAATCGCAGGTTCGGATCGAGTCTACAAGTTCTAACAGGAAAGCGATTTCGTGACGAAATCAAACTCCAAGCCAGCGATTGCTGTCCCGTCGATACCTTGGATTACTGCGATCGGGCAACTCAGCAAAGCCGTATCGTCCGAGTCGTATCGATTCGGCGTTGTCAAAAGCGAATCGAAGTGGTCGGTCGTTCTGTCTGCGTGGATGTCGGTAAGTGCCGATATGGTCGCGAAGGATTACGGTCCCGTTTCGATCCGCGACTGGCAACGACTCACGACCGACTCTCGATTGTGGTACTTGTGGGAACGCACGAAGCAAGACGCGGACGCACTTGTTGAGCGGGCGGTTTCGCTTGCAAACATCCCGATCCCGTCTGCGTTGTTTGTGATTCGCAAAGCAACAGAATCGGGCATCATCCTTCCGAACGGCTCGGTCGTGTCTGACGTATCCGAACTCATCACTCGACCGATTGCACAAATGGTTGTATCGGCGCGGGCCGATCACGTCGAAGCAACGCTGCGACTCCTCAAAGCCCAGCGCGAACTTGAGCGGTATCGCGGCAAGCCGCAGGCGGCGGTGCCATGATTTTCGGCAAAAGCACAATCGGCAATATCGAAATCGACACGCAGCAGCAGGCGAGCGATACGGGGCCGATCATCCGCGAGCATCGATTCGCTTGCTTGCCTTGGCAATACGAGTTCTTGACCGATCTCGATACGTTCGCAATCGCTGGCGTTGGTGGCATCGGCTCTGGTAAGACCCATGCGCTCATGCGTGCGGTTACGATCATCATGCAATCCGAGGCAGGGACAGGGACGATCGGCGGCATCTTCGCCAACACTTACTCGCAGTTGCATCAGTCGGTCTTGCCTCGACTCTGGGCGTTTTTGTCAGAGATGGGGCTTGAGCAGGGCATCGATTGGGTGTTCAATCGACAGCCGCCTGCCGAGTGGGGATTTGCAAGCAACTTCAAGAAACACGACGGCGTGCTTACGGTTCGCGCATGGGGCCAAGCGGTCGCTCGGTCGCTTGATAACCCCGACGCGATTCGCGGACTTGATCTCGGGTGGGCGGTGCTCGACGAAGCGCGCGATATCGTGCAGGGCACGTATGACATTGTTATTGGTCGATTGCGATGCCCGAAGGCTAGGCGTCGCATTATCCGACTGACGACGACTCCCAACGGGTATGACTGGATTTACGATCGGTTCGCGACTCGACAGACCGCCGATCATCGCATGATTCAAATGACGACGCGGGACAATGACTATCTGCCAAAGTCATTCGTTCAGCGATTGGAAGAGTCATACGACGAAACGTTCTTGGCTCAGGAAGTAGACGGCAAATTTGTATCGCTCCGCAAAGGGCATGTTTACCGTTCGTTTGATCGCAAGTTGCATGTTGTCCAGCCGAGCGAGTTCAAACTGCCCGATCCCGGATCGCTGCGTATCGTCGTCGCGGTTGACTTCAACCGTTCGCCGTACTGCGTGTGTTTGCTTTGCGAGTTGCCAGACAAGTCGATTGCGTTCGATGAAATCGTCATGGATGGTGCCGACACGCCTTCGATGTTCGATGAGGTCGCGCGTCGCGTGAATGCCCTGTCGCCTTCCGTCGTAAGCGTGTACGGCGACGCGAGCGGCAATCAGCGCAACACGAAAAGCAATCACTCGGATTACGACATGATTTCGATCAAAATGTCGTCGTCTTTCGGGTCAAGGTTTGTTCCCGCGTGGAGCAAAGCGAACCCGGCGATACAAGAGCGCATCGCAGCGGTAAACGGATCGCTCAAGCCAGCGGCAGGACAACCGAGGATTATCGTTTCGTCAAAATGCAAGACGCTCATCCAAGACTTTGAGCAAGTGGCATACAAGAAAGGTTCGGGCGAACTCGACCCCGGACCCGATCGGCGGCTCACGCACATGAGCGATGCGGTGTCGTACTACATCGTCAAGAAGTATCCCGTGCCGAAGTCACGCAACGCGAGCACGCTGCGTATCGGGTGGACTTGATTCAATTTCGTGGCGAAATCAAATGGCTAAACGGAACACCAAAAAAATCTCTCGTAAGCCCGAACGCATTTCTTCGCTCTGGTGGAAGAATGTCGGCCCGGTCGTTTATTCAACGCAAGACAAATGGCAGAGCGACTGCGGGCGGGTCACGATCTATCGCGGCAAGTGCGAAGAGGTAATGTCGGCAATGCCAGATGGATGCGTCGATCTTGTCTGCACCGATCCTCCCTACGGCGTAGGGCTTGATTACAGATCGTTCGATGACACGCGCGAGAATGTTGCCGCTCTCGCTCGACTATGGCTACCGCAAGCCCGCAGAATTGCTCCGATCGTTGTTTTCACTCCCGGTCGTCTTTCCGAGTGGCTTTATCCGATGCCGACTTGGGTACTTAGCGTCTCATCGCCAGCAGCGGGCAGTCGGTGTTCGTGGGGATGGCAGAACACTCATCCGGTGGTTGTATATGGCCCTGACCCATATCTCGCGAACGGACTCGGAGCCAGAAGCGATACATTGATATTTAGAACAATGAGTCCATCTGCTCCGAAGCACACTCACCCGTGCGCGAAGCCTATCGATTTCATGCGATGGATCATCGACAGATGTGAACCGTTTAATCGAGGCACCGTGCTCGATTGCTTCATGGGCTCCGGCACGACGGGCGAGGTCGCTATCAAGACCAATCGCAGGTTTATCGGCATCGAACTCGACGATCGATATTTCGAGGTGTCGAAACGCAGGCTACAAGATGTGTTGCTCAATTTCGACACGAAATCGCCGCTGCCTAGACTTGTCACATGAAGATCAAGCAACTCCCTCTGCCGCAAGTCGGCGTTGTCCCCGGCTCAAACGGTGCTACGTTCGCATCGTGGGCGTACGCCAACAAGAACAACGTTCGATTCTTGAGGATGTCTTACAACTGCGACGACGATTATCGTCGCGGGTTGGATCAGTTCGGCGAGCCGATTATTTTGCCGCACGAAGGCGAAGCGCAAATCGGCGGCGCGACAGGCACCGCTACGACTGTGCAGCAGTCGATGGCGCAAGGCAGCGCCGCCGGATCGCTTCGGTATCGTCGCCGCGTTTCGATGGCGAGTCCCGTCCCGCACTTTCGCTCGATTGTGTCACAAGTTGCCGGTTATCTCACGTCTGCAAAGCCCAAGCGTGCCGAATCGCTCGCGTCCGAGTTTGCTCGCGTCAAGATGGACGAATGGATCGCGGCGACTGTCTACGACTCGCTCAAGTTTGGCAGAGCATGGATCGGCGTTGACTCGAAGCGAATCGAGCCAGACTCCCGCGATGCTCGCGGCCAGCCGATCGTAACGGCAGCGGCTGCACGTCAGCAAGACCCCGAGAATCAAGGCAGGCCGTACATCGTCTCTGCCGAGCCCGATTCGATCGTCGATTACTCTGTCGATTACGACGACAAAAGCACGTTCAAACAAGGTCGCGTGTATCGCGTTGTCATTGAGTACACGCAGCGATCCCGCGAGTCGTTTGCAAGCCCCGAAGTCGAAAGCAAGTTCTGGATCGAATGGACCGATCAGTGGTGGGCGAAGTACATCGAAGAAATCGAAGTTTCGGGCGAAGGCAAGTCGCAAGTAGCCAAGACCGTGCTCAAGATTGTCGAAGTGCAGACGCACAACTTCCCGGCTTGCCCGTGGGCGTTTCTCGATGTGATGTTCCCTTCGATGCCGCTGGCGAACATGCAGCGGACGCACACGAATCTCATCTCGTACAAGAACGAAGAGCACGCACAAGCAACGTTTACGCAGAGGTACATCGTCGGCGTTGAAGGGCAGGGCAACTCGTCGATTGCGTCAGGACCCGGCAACACGATTTTCATTTCCAACGAAAACGCCAAAGTCGGATCGTTCGGCGCTGATCCCGATCAGGCTCGATCGCTCGCCGAAAGTGCGGACGCAATCGTGACCGAGATGTACGAAGTCGCGTGCCTCGACAACACCGCAAGCAAGAACGTTGCAGAAGCGGCGACGAAGAAGATTCGAGATATGGAGCCGCTCTACAAGTACCTTGAGCAGGCTACCGATTCGATCGAAACGATTGACAACTGGCTCGCCACGATGCTCGGGATTCTTGGCGATAAGTCGGAACTCGCATCGCATACGACATACTCGCGGCAGTTCGACGTTGCTTCAATCGGCGAGATGATCTCGATTGCCAAAGAACTTGCGACCGCCCCGTTCGTTCCCCCGACATTGCTTCGTCGCGTAATCGAGCGCATCATCGCCAAACTCGAACCGTTTTCCGACGATCGTGAGTACGCAGAAGAAGTCGCGCGGCAGTTCAATATCACGCCGTCGCTTGTTTCTTCGATCTCGGAGTTGCAGCGAGAAGGTATCCTCACGGCCGAGATGCTCGTCCGTGCAATGGGTATGCCCGACGATCTCAAGTCCGCTTTGCTCTCGCGAATGGCACTTCACAACGCGGCAACAGAAACATCGCAACTCGTCGGCGATGTCGGCGATCCTGAAATGCAAGACGACGATTCCGAATACGAAAGCATCGAATCGCAGGACGACGAAGATAACGACGAAGAAGACGGCGGCGACAACGCCTAGCATCAATCGACCCGCCCGTAACATGGGAGCATCGTCATGGCATCTACGGGCCGCGATTTGACAAGCGCCGTTTCTCCGTCGTTCTCTACCCCTCTCGATTGTCGCTCGACCGCAGGATCGATTCGACCCGATGGCGAGCCGCCTCGCGCCGTGTGGGTCGTTTGCGAACTCGACAGCAACTTCCCGCTTGAGGTTCGCATTCCTGCCTACGACCGCGTTCGCAATGGCGTTGTGGTCGAAGAATATTGGGAGCGACTCAAGGCTGGCGAGCGTCGCGCGTTCGGTGCAGTCGTAAGCAACGGCGATCCGCTCGCAGTCGGCAACGTGCAAGCCCTTTTCGTTCGCGGGGTCGGCGGGGCGGCAAGGTACGGCTACGGCATCGAGCTGCCGTAATCACAATCACAAACAGTCGAATCACTCGTCGTTCGATTTCGCCACGAAATTGGGAGTTGTCCCTTGAGCCAATTTACTTCGATTCGCAACTTTGATCTCACCCAGCGCGCGGGCACCGGCACTCCGTCATACTTGCAGTTCTCTCGCAACGTTGAAACGATGTCGCCCGTTGGCGAACGAGTCGCCGCAAACGTCCCGCGATACGGTCGCCGCATTTCGATCGCTGGCGCTCCGGGTCCGGTTGAAACGATTGCGAACATCGTCAGCGGCGACACGACGAGCGATGCCGCTATCGCTGTCGGTCGCGATATCGACGGCACAACGCTTGTCTTCAATCGACTTCTTTCGGGCGACAACTCGACCGGCACGATCAAAGTCGTTCGCATCAACGAGCAGACCGGCCAAGAAACGCTCTTGACTAACCTTTCGTATGTGCGGGCGACAGGCTCTCGCGGCCCCGACTTGCGTCGCATTGCAGGCACGGCAAACGATGACGGGTTCCTGTATCAACTCATCCGAGCACAGATCGTCCACGGCACGATCGTTGCATTCTGCCGCATCGTTGAGCGTACGGGCGGCACAGCAACGAACTGGACCGGCGACGAGACAATCGGCTGCGCGTTCGCTGTCAGCAACGATTACGGCCAGACGTGGCAATACACGATTGACGATCGCCTTACGCCGACGAACAAGGGCAAGGCTCGCGGCAATATGTGGTCGTTCCAGTCGTACTGGTGCCCTCGCCGCACGATCGGTCAGCCGCTCACCGAAGTTTGGTTGTGTGCTCAGGATTACTTCAACAACCCGGGCAGCGGCGAAGGTGCGAACGTTGAGCCCGATGGCGGCACGTCGTACTGGTTCAGGATGACGCGACCCGATGCAGCGTCGCGATTTGTGCCCGATCAAACCGGCACGCCAAATCAAATCAAGTGGGGCCGATTCAGCAAGGCGGCGGCAACTCTGTTTGCTTGGGAGTCTGGTCGCAGTTACGCGATCGGCGATCGCGTTGCGTCCGTCGGTCGCGGATACGAGCGGAGAACAAACGGCTCAGGCACGACTGCCCCTCTGTCCGATCCGACGAACTGGCGAGATATCGGCCCGAGCGGCAACGGCATTACGAGACCGCCCGCATGGTCAGCGGCGACAAACTACATCGTCGGGGATCTTGTCAGCCGACCGAATGGCAAGGTGTACGCTTGCTTTGTGGCGCATAGCGCGAACGCAACGCCGCCCGAGAGTGACGCGCCCGCGACGATCGGCACTCGATGGCAGAACATTGGCCCGCAGAACTGCCAGCCGCAGGGCGTGGGCATGGTTCTTCGAGACGACGGCAAAATCGCTTTGTTGCAGCACGAGTCGGACATCGGTTACTCATCAATTACCGAAGTTCGATTCCAGCCCGATTCGTACGACGACTTCGAGGTTTCTTACAATCGCGATGGCGTACAAGACTCGGGTGTGTTTACCAACGGCGTACTGACGAGCACTGGCGTTGCCGGTCGCATTCGCGGCACGCAGTTCCAAGGATCGAATTGGGTCGGCATGGCCCCGCACGTCGAAACGAACAAACTCATTCTCGGGCCGGATGCTGTCAACTCGTTTCTTTGCGAATACATCGTCGGTACTTCGGCGACGAATTACGTTCCGCGCATCGCTCGCGTCGCTGGCGGCGTTCGCAATGCTCGATCGGGTATCTCCGGGGCCGTGTCTGGTGTCGATGTCAATCTCGCAAATTGGGGATCGCAAGGTACGCTCACGCTTGTAATTCAAGCGGACAGGCCCGAAGGCGACGCGAGCGGCAACTTCGACATTCTCGGCGAATGGTCGGCCAATCAGCAACTCAACTCGCGCAACGTCACCGGCATCGATCAAGCCGTCATTTCTCGCGACGGCGGGCGGACGTGGGCTTTCTGCGGATTCACTCGCGAGCCGTTCTCCCTTGGATCGAACATTGCAAACGGCTTTATTTACTACCGGCGGCAATCCGACAATCGCATCGTCCGCCAGCGACTCCCCGATGTTCGATCTGCGCGACTTCTCAACGTTTCGTGCGGCGGCGTAAATCGCGCTAACGATGGGCTCGCGGACTCCGCGTTTTCGATTGCTTCGCTCGCTGGCAGGAACGGGATTGCGTTTGCATCGAGCGGCCAGCGAAAGATCGGCGGCAATCTGCAACGATTCAAGATCGCGAACGATTCTGCGTCGGGCTCGGTCGGGCAGTCGGTCGGCGACTTCTCGCCGCCACCGTTTTGGCACGACTCGTCGAATCAGAACTCGCCGCGAGTTATGGCAATATTCTTCGGGCTCACGCAAGGAACTTCGTTGTCTTCGACCGGACTTGTGCGATGCTCATTCGCTTCCAACTCGCTCGTCGGCGCGAACCAATATTCGACCAACTTTGCTTTGACGGCTACGCACGTCCGCGTTCGCTGCTGGGCCGCTCATCGACATGGATTGTCCGAGTCGTGGATTCGATCAGCGACCGGAGGAAACATGGGCGACGCTGCAACGGGCAACTCGCCGTTGTTCCTTCGATCCGAGTCTGGCCCGCCCTACGACAATCGGCCAAGCGGCGCTATCACGGTTCCGACAAGCAATGAGTGGTTCCCGATCACGTTCGCCGATCTGATTCAACGAAACAGCCCGAACACAAACGACGGATGGATGCTCGCGGATAGCACGCTCGCGAATCTCAAGTATCCGCAAGACCTGTATTTCACCGGATGCACTGAGGTTATCGAAGGCCAAGGAGCGTTCCCATATTCATTGCAGCGATCGGCGACGATCGGCGGCACGTTCACCGGCCCCGACGAGATTGCAACCGTGACGGGGCTTGGGCTTACCGGAGCATGGACGACGGCATGGGCAATGGCCGTGTCGCCCGCAGGCTTCGGGTGGGATCAATTCGGCCCGCCTCGTAACGGCGCTGCTCCTGATTGGTGCATCGGTACGCTTTGGGCCGATGCAAACAACTGGATCGAACTCCGCCCCAGCCCGTTTATCACGATGTCGGGCTCGACCGTCACTCGCGAATCGCGTTTCAGCCTTCGCATCCGCGCGAATGGCACGACGATCGACGTAACCGACTTTGCACTCGGAGTTTCGTTCGAGGCAGAGCAGTCAGTACAATTCGCGATGAGTCTTGATCGCGCCGCTGGCGAACTTCGCATCGCTCTGCAATGCGGCGGACAAACCGTTCACACGCGGACGATCGGGGCGGCGACATCCCCAGCGATTACCGGCGCGATGATGACAGCACTCGCCGCCGCGAACTTCAACGAGTTTCGTTGCAGCAACAATGATCGCACGGTTGTTGACGGGATGCAGTACGGCGGCGGGACGTGCCGCATCGGCGATTCGAGCACGATCAATGAACTCGCCGACATCGTGCGGTCTGTTTCATGGACAGGAGAACTCGTTGCCTCCCGTGCGTCCCGCGTGCCGCAAGTGTCGCCGCTCTTGCTCGTTTGATTTCGCCACGAAATCGAATGATCGTCAAACCAATTTCGCCACGAAATCGAAAGGATAACTATGTCCGACGAAGATAATGGCCAGCACAGCGAGGACTTCGTTGACAAGATGGAGAAGGCCGTCGATCGTGTCGAAGAGGCTGCACAAGACTCGTTTATCGACCATGCCGTGCTCATGTTTACATCGACGGATCAAGAAGGCACGACCTACACGCTCTATCGCACGATCGGCAATCAGCACGCACAAATGGGTATGGCTCAGCAATGGCTATCATCTCGTGATGAAGACCTCCGAGTTTACAGGCGCAAGCGCGGAACGCGAGAATCAGAATGAAGCGAGCGACCCGCTTCCGGGCGAAATCGTTTCTTCGATTGATCGTCTGACGATGTTCGTCAAGAAACATCCGCTTGCAAGTCAGATCGGAACTCCCGATTACGAAATCGCGTCGCGTCTTGCGAAGACGATCCAAGAACTTTGCGATAAGCACAACATCGACCATTCCGATCCTCGACTGCAAGCGTAATACGATTGCTCATGGCAAAGGCAGCACGAAGGATCGGACAAGATGTTCTCGCTCAGCGATCGCGGTTGATCCTTCGCGAGCAGGCCGTATCCGATCGAGCAAAGTCGCAGATCGACAAAATCACGAAGCAGTGGGTCCGCGATTTTAATCGCGTTATCAGAACTGCGACCGATCAAACGGAACAAGCAAGACGCGCCGAAGTCTTGTTTATGATCGGGCAGATTACGAAGGCTCAGCGAGACGCGGCTTTGCGGATTGCTTCCCGCGTTCGCCGCGATGCGTTCAGGGTCGAAAGGGCGCGATACTCTGAAATCGTGGGCAGGTCCGTTGCTCGATCTCGCGGCGGCTCTTTGGCCGTGTCGTTTGCTGCGATCCCGCAAAGACAAGTCCGCGCGTTGTTGAGTGCTCGCATCCCCGGATCGCAAACGGTTTGGAACATCGGCGCACAAGCGGAGCGACGCGCAAGGTCTTTGCTTGCAAAGTCGCTCGCAGAATCGGTGCCGCTGCGAGAAATCGTCCCGCAACTGCGGACGATCATTCAATCGACAAGCAACGAAGCCGCTTCGCTCGCAAGAACAACGCTCATGGCCGCGAGCAACGAGGCAGCAATCGAGTCGTATCGCGACTCAGGGCGCGTCGTAGGCTTGCGATGGAATGCGACGTTTGATACGCGAACGTGCCCCGTGTGTGCGTCCAATCACGATCGGGAGTTCCCGATCGATGACGCTCCGGCGATCCCAGCTCATCCCGGTTGTCGGTGCGTGTGGGTTCCAGTTTTCGGCAATGCAAACGTAGATCGTGACGTGCGCCGAGCGTCGCAACGCAATCCCGATGCTGGACCAAGTTCGAGTTTCTCGCAATGGCTTCGCAAAGGTCCGCCCGAGCGAAGGGCCGACTTCTTCCCATCGATTATTAAGCGGGCAGCCTTCGAGTCGCGCGTTGCATCGCTCGACAAATTGGTTCACGCCGACGGCACAAGCACTATCGACGATTCGGATTTGCTTGCTTCGCTTTCGTCTAAGCAACGAGCGAGAGTCGAACGATTGGCGGCAAAGATTCGCGGCGGCTAATATCGCTCATGCCACTTACGCTCCCGCCAGACCCGCTCGCCGATTCGTTTGTTTCAGTTGCCGAAGCAACGATCATCGCTTCGATTCTCTCTTCGATCTCTCATCTTCGCGTAAGCGCTACGGCGTGGAACTCCGCAAACAATGACACGCGAGAGGCGGCACTCAAGTTCGCGGCTGATTCAGTGTCCGCGTTTGCGTTTATCGGCACGCCGAAAGACCCCGACCAGCGACTCGCGTTTCCTCGACTCGGCACGGGACTTACTTGGGCCAACGACAACATCCCCGATGTCGTCAAGCAAGCACAAGTCGCCGAAGCGTGTCGAATGCTCACATCGCCGAGCGAAGCGGAAGCAGCGGCAGCACAAGGCATCCAATCGTTTTCGTTCGGCCAAAAGTCCGCGACGCTTTCGGGGGCATCGGCGGATCAAGTCGGATCGTCAGCGGCATCTCGAATCCTTGCGAACGCTGGATTGCTTTTTGGCGGTCGCGGTGGAATGACAGCAGTACCGAACTTGCGAAGATGATTTCGTGGCGAAATTGATTTGACATCTAAATAGTGCCTACACTATCTCATGCTCGGTCTGCCCGAGCCAGTCTCAAGACTGTCGGCGTGTGATGCGCCATGTTGAGCCGCGAGGCTCGCCTTGAACGACGGCTAGTTCGTTCGCAAAGTAATCGGAGTTTCGGTATGACCCGCCAGAATGGCAATGTTCCCGCGTTTCTGTTCGCTTACGGATCGATGCTTGATCGTATCCGATTTTCGCCCGACGACAATTCGGGCGGCGGCGATGATGAGAGTGTTGATTCGCTCAAGAAGCGACTCAGCGATGTGAACGCCGAGTCGGCTGCACGTCGTCGCGAAATCGCCGATCTCAAGAAGCAAATCGAATCGCTCAAGCAGACATCGGCGAACCCCGAGGAACTCGAAGCGCTCCGCAATCAAGCGAAAGAGGCCGAGGCCCGTCGCCAGCGCGAGCAGAGCGAGATTACGGTACTCAACGAGCAACTCAACAAACTTCGCCAGACGACCGAGAAGACGGTCGCCGAAGCAAAGGCGGAAGCCGAGGCCGCGAAGCGTTCCCGAAACGAGTTGCTAATCCACTCGTTTGTTCGCAATGCGTGGGAGCAAATCACCGCGTTCCCCGTTTCCGACTTCCTCTCTTCGATCGCTGCGTCTCTCGATGTCGATGACAAGGGCAAGATCGTTGTTCGCCCCAATCCCGACGGCAGTGCTCCGCAAGACCCCGACAGGCCGACCGCCGATCTCACGTCGCAGCGACTTGTCGAAACGTTCATTGCCAGTCGCCCGTACCTGCAAACTGTCAAGCCTTCGCAGGGATCGGGCTCGGGATCGGCGCGTGACGCAAGCAAGATGAAGGCGGAAGAACTCGACCGCCTCGATGACAAGCAGTTTGGCGCAGCGCTTGGCATCAAGCACCGCGCGTTCAACAAGTAATCGCCCGGCTTTCGCGTGAACGTCGGGTAACGCAAGAACACCGCAGCAGGAGTATCAGCAATGCCGAACAGTTTTACCCCGTTCAACCCGACGACTTGGAGCCGCATCATGGTCGCGATTCTTCGCGAGAAGTGCGTGATGCCGGGGCTCATCAACCGGGACTTTGAGCCCGACTTCGCCAATCCCGGCGATACTGTCAACACGCGAAAGCCCGGCAAGTTCGTCAGCAATCCGCTTACGATGGGCAATGACATCGTGCGTCAGGATGCAACGGCGACGAACATCCCGATCGTCCTCAACAACCACGAGCACGTTGCCTTCGATGTGTTCGATGTTGAGCAGTCCAAGTCCATCAACCAACTCATCGAACTCTACATGGACCCCGCGATGCTCGCGATCGCCAAGGCCGTGGACACTTCGATCCTCGCCCGCTACGTTGACTTTACCGCTCTTGCGTCTTCGGCTTCTGCCGGTGGACTCAAGACGGCGATCAACAACGCGCGGACGCGGCTCAACAAGAACCTCGTGCCGGAAGACAATCGCTACCTCGTGCTGTCCGACGACGACGAGGGTGCGCTGGCTGGCATCGCGCAGTTCGAGCGATCGAACGAGACTCCGACCGCTGGTGTGACCGGCGGCGCGATTACTCGTATCAAGGGCTTCCAGCAAACCCGTTCGTCGAATGTTGCGAGCGTCGGCTCGCCCGCCCAGCGCCGCAACATGGCATTGCACCGCAACGCGATTACGCTCGCAGTTCGTCCGCTCCCGGTGACGAACGCGAACGGCGTGACGCAGATCGTTCGCAATGAGCCGGATGCTGGCTTGAGCATCCGGTTTACGACCGGCTACGACATCAACAAACTCCGCAACACCGCTGTCGTGGACACGGTTTGGGGTGTCAAGACGCTCGACGCGGCCCTCGCGTTCGTCCTGCCCTCGACCATCCTCGCGGCGTAATCCGAAGTCTGACGCGGATTCGTCCGCGATCGGCGGGTCCGAGCCCCGGGCATTGTGCCCGGGGCTCGTTGTTTTTGGGGATAGCATTACACCATGAACGATCCCGGCATACGGCTTCTCTCGCCAGACAATCGCAGGGTAACTTGCCCGATTGCTTCACTTGATCGACTCAAGTCCGAAGGATGGCGAGTTGATCCGTTCCCCGATCGTCGAAGCGAGCACTTATCGACGTTGCTTGCGATGAATCGAGGCGGCAGCGCGCTTTGCGTTGCAAATGGCCCGTCTGCGTCTGATCTATGCCCGGACTTTGTTTCGGTATGGGTCAGGCGAAACGACCCGCTTATCATCACCTGCAACGCAGCATGGAAGTGCGACTCGATCAAGTTGGTTCGCAACGTGCATTACCACGTCGTACTCGATGAACCTTTTTGGCAGCAATTTCGTGACGAAATCAAAGGCTACGTTCGCTCAAAGAATGCCGTGCTTTGCCTTGCCTTTGATCCTGAGCATGAAGATATCGACTACATGCCCGCTGCCGTTGCGATGCACGCGACAGCAGACGCCAATCCCCCATATACGCCCGGCATCGGCTTCCACGGCGAGTCGTCGGGATGCTTCGGCGCGCAAATGGCGATGTGGGCTGGCGTAGATTCGATTGCGTTGCTCGGGCACGACCTGACGACTATCGGCGGTCGGACGCACGCATGGGGCGTGCGGTATCAAGACGAGAAGCACCGCAACTACCCGCAAGGCCAAATGATGCTCGCGGGGTATTCTCACGCTTACAAGCAGGCGCGCGAACTCGGGATCGATATGTTGAACTTGTCGATTGATTCCAAAGTGCCCGACATTCGCAAGGGCGACCCCTATGATCTCTTGAACGAGATGCCGTTGCGATCGATCACAAAGACCCGCACAAGGAGAAAGTAAGCATGACCGCATCGCAGAATGACAAGCGTTTCAAATTGCCGACCGCCCCGAGCAGGATCGCGTCGCCGCCCAAGATTCCTCGCCCGGCGAACAAGCCGAGGCGAGAAGCGATCGCCGAACCGACCGCGAACGATCAAACGATTTCGCCACGAAATCAAAGCGAGTTCAAGGTTGAACCGTTCGACTCTATTTCCAACGGCCAGCCTTTCGTACGAATGCTCAGCCCGTGCGGCACTCGCGTTGCGCCGATTGCGATCAGTTACAACGTCGGCCCGGGAGTCGGAGTTGACGGATTCGCACAGAACTATCTCGACGGCTGGCGATTTATCGAGGGTGAGCCCGTTTTGCCCCGCACTTCCGGCGATCCCGACAAGCCCGAGGCCGAGCCCGTTATTGTCGGCGGGCAACGTCGATACATCGCGAGGATGTCGCCGTCCGCGTCGAACACAATCGAAGTTCTCAACATCTGGTTGACGATGATCGCCCAAGATGTCCGCAAGTACGGCGATCGTGATGATCTCGACTTGAACGCGGCTAACGTTGTTTCGATGAAACTGCAAGCAATCCGAGAGCGTCGCGGCGCTACCGGCGTGAGGTAACACATGTCCTTCCCCGGATCATCGCAATCGTCAGTTACTTGGGAGCGGTTTTCGCTAACCGCCACCGATGCTTACGGCGATCGCGTTCAAACGAACGCGCCGGGGTTTCCTGCTTCGGTACTTTGTTCGATCGATAGCCAGTCGGCATCGTTTCGAGATGAGAACGGCATTAAGTCAGTTGCAACGAGGCTGATTAGCGAATCGTTTTTGACGGGAGCCGTTGGCGATTTTGTAACGATCGCCAACGGCGGCACAGATAAGCGATTCATGGTTCGATCAGCAGAAGTGTATTACGCGATCTCTGGTCGCGCCGATCACGCAACGTATCTCGTGACTGCCGTTGGATAACGCTACGATAATGCGTGGCAAACAACGATCCATCCCAACGCATCGCTCAAGCCGTTGCTCGCATTGAACGCGGCATCTACGCCGCAGTCGAAGAAGCGTGCATCGCGTGCGCATCGACTGCGAAGCAGAACATTCTTGGTAATGGTGCTATCGACACGGGACTCCTGCGAGCGTCTATCGACTATTCGATTCGCCGAACTTCGCAAGGCATCGAAGGGACCGTCTTTGCATCTTCGCGTCATGCCCCGTGGGTAGAGTTCGGTCGTCGTGGACTGATTGTTTCTCCGCCCGGCGTAAACGCTTCGCCGCTCGCGGCAACTGCGGCATGGCCCAACGTCGGCGCTATCGAGTCGTGGGTCCGTCGCAAGTATCGCGACTTTGCGCCGAGCGGAAGAACGCGGTCGGGGCGAGCACGTAAGCCGACTCGCGACGATGTTCGATCTGTCGCGTTTCTTGTTTCTCGCAAGATCGCCAACTTCGGTATTGCCCCTCGACCGTTTCTTGTTCCCGCGTTCCGATCGACTACGCCTATCTTTGTTACTCGCGTCAAAGAACTTGCTCGAACGGGAGGATTGTGATGGCCGACATCGTTGCCAATGTCAGGATGTGGGTAGTCGCAATCCTCAAGGGCGATTCGCAAGTGCGAGCGAATTTTGGATCGCCGGTCGTGTTTTCTGGCGGACTGCAATCCGCTCCCGTTGGACAAGGCGTGTTTATTGACCCGGGCTCGACCGCCAATCCCGAAGACGAGTTTTCGTCTCGCGTTCAGTTGACGCTTCGTTGCATCAAGTCCGGCACTCGGGACGACGCACACAAATCGCACTATTCGGTCGTCGGCGCAATGGATCGATCGAAGTCAAAGAACTGGGCGGTAACAAATCCCGCCGTTCGATTCGTACGAGTTTCGACCGCGGCAGGCGTTGACTCGATATCGCCGACGAACAACCTTTGGGAATCGATCATCCGACTCGACGTTGTGATTGTTGACGTTTGATTGCCTACTGTTAGAACCACAGGCCCGCGCAGACGCGAACTTGACCGAAAGGGCACAAATGGCAGTCAACACGATTACGTCAGTCAAGACTCCGAGCGCGATTCTTCTCGGCCTCGGTATCCTCGGCATTCGAGCACTCCCGCTGGGCAGCCCGCCCGCTGCGTTCGCCGACATCGGATACATCAAGGGTTGCGGCATTTCGTACAACCGCGAACTCCGCAATTTCGAGTCGGGCGGCGTGCTCATCAAGCAACTTGTTTTCCGCGATACGTTTTCCATGAACGTAACGGCGGCGGAAGTTAACATCGCGACACTCAACAGGCTGATCCCGAGCACGCTCAGCAACGCCACTCCCGGCACGAACAACCGCATCACGTTCGGCGGCGGTCGCGTTATCACCGAGTACAACGTACTCTTTGAGCACACGCGATCCGACGGCAAGATCATCCAAATCGAAGTCTTCAAGTCGATCGTCGGCGGCGAAGTGACGCTGAACTTTGCCGAAGAAGAGTTCATTACCTACCCCGTCAACTTCACGGCTCAGGCCGACGAAAGCAAGACGGTCGGCCAGCAGTACGCACGAATCACGCTTGTCGATTGATTTCGTGTCGAAATCGACTCGGCAAGAATGTCCCCACTCGCCCCGTATCGAGTCATGCCGATACGGGGCTTTCACGGAGCCAGACAATGCCCGCGATGCTCATCAATCGAAACGACCCGGCGCAGGCTGCCAAACTCAAAGAACTCGCCGACAAGATTGCCGCTGGCAACGTCAGCGAACTTGGGCGAGAGATTACCTTGGCGCAAGTGCTTTGTCTCGATACGCCGATCCCGCTTGAAATCGCCGGAAGGCAACTCCGAGTGCGGCCTGTCACTGTCGGGCAATACGTCAGGCTCAAGCCGATTCTTGACCGGCACGAGCAAGAGTCGAAAGCCGCCATCGATTCGGGGCAGGATCGTTTCTTGCTTTCGATTCGCCAACTCTGCGATATTCTCGCAGTGCTCATCAGCACGCACACCGATTCCGTTACGTCAGAGGAAATCCAAGAGGCCATGCCGCTTTGCAACTTCGCCGCGATCCAAGCGGTCGTTGAGGACGCGATTAACCCTACTCACGCCCAGCCCGTTCAGTAAAGAGCAAGCGAACGGACTGGGCGCAAATCGCGTACGTTGCAAATCAAGTGCTGCGTCTTGCTCGCACGCCGAGCGAACTCGCGGAACTGCCGATGAGATGGCTCATCATCATGGCGGATCAGCACGCCGACTTTCACAGGCCATCCCGCAAGTCAGCGCGATCGTTCGGGGCAGAACAACTCACAGAATCCGAAGCGTCGGCAGCACTCGAATCAATGGCTCGCTCCCCGGGCGCAGTCGATCTCCGATCGATGTCGCTCGAAGATCAAGACAAATTCTTGGGTCATGCGACGTTGTGACGTAAGATACAAGACCCCGCCGATTTCGCCACGAAATCGGGAGCATCATCGTGTCGCAAATCGGATCAATCAATGTCAGGTTTACCGCCGACACGCGGCAGGCGGTCGTCAGCAGCGAAGGATTGCGAAAGACCGTCCGTGAAACAACGGACAGGGTGACGCGCGATGTTTCGAGCGTCGATACGACGGCTAAGTCCGCATTTGCTTCTGTTGCGAACTCGCTTCGTGCAGCATCACAGGCGTTCCAGTCTGTCGCGCAGAACGCTACCGCATCGACGAATCAAATCTCGAACGCGGTCAGACAGTTGCAGCAAGACGCTGGCAAGGCTGAGGCCGCCGCTTCTCGCATTGCAAACGCATCGCGTCCGCGAAATCCCAGCACCGGGCGATTTAATGTTCTCTTTGAGGACATCGAGGACAGAGGCGGTCGCCCCGTCAATCGTCGCACTGGTCGATTTCTGAGTCGCGAAGATGCTTTGTCAATCGACGACTTTGGTTCGACTCGCGGCGGCGCTATTTCTTCGCAACTCGGAGTCGCCGGATCGTCGCTGAGTCGCCGCGACTTGTTTCTTATCCAGCAAGCCGAGCAAGGCGCGCTTGGCGGACGATCATTGCGTGACGCTGCCGGATCGTCTGGCAACGCATCGACGATCCAGCAAACAACTCGCGCCGTGCGAGAGCAGAGCGAAGCCATCGGCGTTCTTGGACAATCGGCGACGGCGCAAGGCACCCGACTGTCCGCATTCTTTCGATTGTTCGGCATTGGCGGAGCGGTGCTCGGCGTTGCCGCGATCGGCGTTAGAACGCTCACGCGACAACTCGCAGAGGCTCGCGCAGTTTATGGTCAGTCGTTCACAGAAACAAATCGGCTTGCGGCATCGTTCCGATCGCTTGGCGAGTCGCTCGGTGTTGCCGGCTCGCGTCGCGGAACGGGGCTCAACTCGGCACTTGAGGGCCTCGCGGGTTCGCTCAATGCAATTGTTGATCCTGCTGCCAAAGCGTTTGACGCAATCACTCGCGGAGCGAACTCGGCTATTCGTGCCGTTACCGGCACCAGCACAAGCCTTGGCGACATTTTCAATGCGGTAACAACCGGAGCGGCGATTGCATTTAATCCCCGAATCTTGTTTCAGCAATCGTCAGAAGGGCGGCTCGGTGATTCTGATTTCACTGGCGCTGCCCGCGAAGCGGAACTGAATTCAATCGACGCATTCAATCGTGCTCGCGTCGAAGGCTTTGAGGAACTCGAACGCAAGATACGCGACGCTCGCCGCAAAGGCAACGAAGACGAAGCGGCGTTGCTTGAACTTACGATCAAGCGACGAGAAGAACTCGCGAAGATCGCACAGCAAATCTCCGAAGGGCAACTCGACCCCAACTCATCTGCCGCGTCCAGTCGCCGTCAGTCTGCTATCGACGACTTCAATCGGGGCGTTGCCGATATCGAACGCAACCGCGCCGAACGGGAGCAGGCTGCCCGCACGCAAATCCAAATTCAGGGATTGCTTGAGCGTGCGGCGAACGAGCGTCGGTATGATGACGAAACAGCCGCAGCGAGACTTGAGGCCGAGGCTCGGCTCATTCAAGAAATCGCCGACGCAAACAAGGAGAAAGACCGTGAAATTCGAGCAGCCAAACTCGCAACCATCCAAGCCAACTACGCCGCAGAGATCGAAGCGATCGAAGACGCGAAGGACGCAAAACTCAAGGCCGACGCAGAAGCGTCCGAAGAACGCAAAAAGCAAATCGACGAAGAGAACCGCAAGCGTCGCGAAGAAGACCGACGCTTCGCCGCGTCAATCGCATCCGACAGAATCGCCGCATTGCGAGCCGGTGGCGAAGGATCGAGTTCCGCAGCGCAGCGAGCCGAAATCGAACAATCAAGGATCGAGCGACTCGCTCAAATCGAAGAACAGCGAGGCAAGCGAAGCGAAGAGCAAATCAATGCCGCAATCGCAGCAGCGAACGACCGATTTCGTAGCGAAATCGAAGGCGTGCAACGCGCCGAGTTCGAGGCATCGGAAGCGGGCAAAGCCGAAAAGCGTCGCAACGAAGAAGCCAAGCAAGACCGCGAGCGAATCGCCGAAGTCGATCGTCTCGCCGGAGAAGCCGCTCGCGCTGCTGCTCAAGGCAATCTCGAACTTGAAAGGCGACTGCGCCGCGATATTCTCGACACGCTCAATCAAATCAACAACGCTAAAGAGCGATCGGTCAGGCTCGACCAGATCCAAGCACGCGAAGTCCGCGACATCGCAACGACGGCCCGCGAAAACGTCCGCGACGCAATCGCGGTAACTCGCGATCCGCTTGCTGGCGTATCCGCCACTCGCGTTGCGTTGTCTGACATCCTCGGTGTTCGATCCGCAGCAACGGCAAGGCAACCGGCGCGTGCTGCGTTTCAGGGTGCTGCCGGTAATCAAGCATTCGATCAACTCGGACAGACGACGCAAGAACTCTTGACCGCCGAACGTCGCTTGCTTGTGCAGGCTCGCCGTCGCGCGCGTTCGCAAGAAGAACGAATCCGTATCGACGAAGAAATCGGAGAACTCAACTCCCGCGAGCGAATCATCGCCGAAGAGTACAACGCCGAGCGGCAGCGCCGTGTCGCCGCAGAGCGAGAGGCGCGACAGAAGCAAGAACGCGAAACGCGGGCGAATGCTCGCGTCGGCGAAGCGGGATCGTTGCGTGCAGCCGAAGAACGCCAGCGGCGACTCGGTAACACTGGCGCTGCGGACAGGATCGGCCAGCGTGCTCGCACGATCGAGGAACAGATTGCGATTGCCAACACTCGATCTCCCGCCGGATCGCGGATCATCCGTGGATCGTCCGGGGGACTTATTAGCACGAAGCCGCTGGACTTGCCGGAGTCGGGCGCAGGAACGCAACCCGGGCGATCGTCGCCAGCCGTGGCGATCGATACGGCGGCCTCGTCGCTGTCGTCCGCTTCCGATCGTCTTGCAAACGCCAACGCGAATTTGGCCGAGACGGTACAATCGACATTCACGAAAGTTGCCGACAAACTCAGCGAAGTCGCCAGTCGCGTTGAGAACATCGACCAGCGACTCAAGCGAGCAAACATCGACGGGCTTACGAACACGATCGAAGGACGATAAACAATGAACGGCATCTACAAGTTCGTTCGTCGATCAGGCGGAACGGGCACAGTCATTTCGACGACTTACCTTTCACGAGATATGTCGCTCGGGTCGCCCGCGTACGTCAACGTCCGTACAAGTTCGCGAGCAATCACCGACGGCGTGCTCGACGGGGTAGAAGTTGATTCGTTCTACTTCGGCAACGCCCCGCTGACATCGCATCAGTCACAAAGCGTCAGGCGCGATATTCAATCGCGAGTCGCACTCATCAAACAAGAACTCATCGTGCGCGACTTTACGCTTGTGCAAATGCCTCGCGGTCGTGCTAAGTTGCTCAACATCCACGACAACTTCGGCGACGTTGTTTCCGAAACGCCGAGCGGCGACGTTGTGATTTTGGCTAACTGCACATGCCGAGAAGTTTCGGTCGAAGATGACGAAGGCATACATGGGGCTCGATTCGCGATCCGATTCTTCAAAGTGTCGCCCGCGAACGCTCCTTGATTTCGCCACGAAATCGATTGCTATACTTGCTTGCGGGATAGCGCAGTCTGGTAGCGCGCTGGGCTCATAACCCGGAGGTCGCGGGTTCAAATCCCGCTCCCGCTATTCGAGAGGACAACTCAATGTCAGTTATCGAACTGAACTCTCCCGATTGGATCGTCGAAAATCTGATCCAAGAAATGAGCCGAGCAACGGTTTGCCGATTCCGCCCGAGCGGATCGCTCGCGGACGATACAAGGCTTGCTGCTCGAACCAAAGTGCAATTTACTCGCGACGGGGTGAAGTTGTTTGCTGGCGTAACTCTGCCCGCAGAGATCACGATCGCGGCGAGCGGCGACGATGTTGTTTACACCGCCGCCGACGTGCTTGAGTATCTTGGCAACAACCCGTGCGACGAGATTAACTCGCGGTACAACCGATCGCTCGCGGACTCGTCGATCGCCGACGATCCGACCGAAGAAACGATCGAGACGATTCTCGACACGGAATTCGGATCGCTCGTCGGCCCGGGACTGCTCATCGGCAACATCGATTACTCGGACCTGCCCGCGAGCGTGCGCGAGTACATTCCTCGCGACATCGAAACGACGGGCAAGACTTGGATCGGGCTGATTGATTCCGTCTTGCGAGACATCGCCGTTGTTGCGTACTGGTACGACCCGAGCACGATTCCAGACGGAGACGTAATCGGCGGCACGCTTCGACTCTTCGACATTTCGGGGCGAAATCGATCGCCCGCTCCCGTGCCGACGAACGCGATTCTTCCGACTCGCGGCGAAAACATCGCGGGATCGCCCGAGCCGAACGTAATCGATTGCAGGATCACGGTCGATGTTTCGCAGACTTACGACAAACTGACATTCAAGGGATGGGGCGATCTTCGCGAGCGACGCGAGAAGGCAACTTCCGCTTGGTCAAGCAATCCGCTAAACAATGGCTACTTCACAACGTCAAACGGATTTTCGACCGACGCTCAACCGATGCGACTCAATCCGGCAGACCCGAATCACGCTCGTCCGCAGTTCTTTAGAGCGGACGGCGCTGGCGGAAGTTTCTGGGATGCGATGCCTTCGCTTACCGTTGTTCCGTGGTTCCCGACCAGCCGCAAGGGCGATTCGCAATGGGTGTGCCGACGGTATCAAGTGCAGTACCCGATCGTCGATGTCAAAATCGTTCGAGAAGGTTCGGGCACGCTTGCAGACCCGTATTTGTATCGCAGACTTGAGCAGTCGATGTTTATCGAAGTGCCTCGATACATCTGGCGAGCAGGGCCGATTACTTGGCGAACCGAAGACGGCTCGGCGCTAATCATCGGTCTGTTCGCTGGCGGCACGAAGATTACATCGTTTTCTAACGGCTTTGTATCCGATTGGGGGCGAGTTGTTCTCGACCCGGCTTTGTATCCCGCATGGCTCGTGGATTCGCCAGAAGAAGGTCCGTTGTTCAATATCGGCACACCTTCGAGCGTCGAAAATACAACTATTGGCAATATCGAACGCGGATACTTTTTGACGCAAGAGCCGATGGTTGCGCGAACGACTTATCTTTGGACGGGCCAAGTTTTCAGGATCGGGCAAGGAATCGACTTGTACGGCAACATGGTTGCTCCGGCCAACAACTCGCCGGTGTATTGCTATTGGAACATCGGCTTGCATGTTTGGCTGACGTACACCGGCAAACAGCCGTTCGAGGTTGTCGTAGAAAATCCGTCGCTCGGACTCAACAAGCATCTTGTGATGATCGATGCTCGGTTCTTCAAGTACACCGACATCGACAACGTTGTTCTTCGAGACGACACGGCGAGCATGAGCGCGTATGCCAATGAGTTGTTCAACATGATTTCTCGCGAGCGTGTCTACGGCGGGCTGACCGTTTTCGCGACTGCTGCGACCGTCAACACGCAATGGCCGATGGGCGGGTTTGTTCGCTTGTGCAACTGGTCAAGCGGTCCCGACACTTGGACCCCGACAGTCGAATCCGGCACTCGCCCCGCGTGGAATCTTCGCGCGAGGATTCAGCGCCGCGACCTGACACCCCTCGCGCGATATCAAGAGTCTGTCACGATTGATTTCGACAGGCCGATTACGTTCACGCAACTCGATACGCTCGTGAGATGGCGCACATGGTTTGCTGGCGTAGACGTTGCCGGAGTCGTGCAAGACCCCGACTTGCAACGCGGAGTGATTGGACCATTCGGCGGGGGCAGCGGGTCTGGCGGGGGCGGTTCGCGTCCCCCGGGAAGAACAGCGGGCGGCGGTTCATTTGCTCCTGTCGGATCGGGCGGATACAGCGGCGGACCTGACGCGCCGGGCGGCACGGTTGGCGTTGATTGCTGCACGATCGATAAGAACGATCCCGATCCGAATGCGTCGGGTAGCGGGATTTGATTTCGTGGCGAAATTATTGAATGAACGATAACGCTTCGAGATCGATATTTCGCTGCGCTTGTTTTAGCCTTTCCGCTTCGCCATCATGTATCCAAAAAGGGATACATCCCGATCATCCTCAAACACGATCACAAGCACTCACCATCGCAAGAGAATTTGCATGATCCCGAGAACGATGAATCTCGTTTGGCTCAATCCGCCTGTCCCTGTCGTTTTCGTTCGATTGCTGCTGCGGTTCGCCGACTATCACCCGGACTGGAAGATTTGCGTTTGGCACAGCGGCAACACGCCCGCGCTGCTCAACGGCGATCTCGTTTCGCGCATTCGCGGCAACTCGTTCAAGTCAGATATCGTCCGCTACGAAATCATGGCTCGATACGGCGGATGGTACATGGATTGGGACATGGTTTGGGTCGACTCGATCGATAATTGGTTCGACTGCGACAACGCCGACAACGTTTTCACGAACGATGCAAAGTGGTGCCACGGACTCAACAATTGCTTCTATGGTGTGTCGCCGACGAATCCGATTGCTTGGGCGCTTGTTAACAGGCTTGCCGAGTCGATTCGCAAGCACGCCGACCCGCTCGACGGCGGGCAGGCCGAGCAAAGCGGAGTCAAGTATTTCTCGCGCGTCGTTCGATCGTTCCCCGAGCGTGCGGTGATTACGCCCGCTCAACTTGTCAACGGGTACACGCCAGACTACTGGCGAAACATCAAGTCCCTTGTCAAGACGAAAATTCCAGCACTCGCAATGCACTTCTTCAACTCGTGCCAGACAACGCCGACGATCGAGCAAGCGATTGGATCGGGCGACATATGGGCACCCGATTACACGCAAGAGATTATCGATTCGTTGCCGCCGAACGTAATCGATCACGGGCTTCGAGAAGTGCTGCCTTCGATTTCGTGGCGAAATTGATCGCATTTCGATAAGCGTCGCAAGCGATATATTGTCGCGTGCATCCCGTCGAAGTTATCAGCGTCAACGCCGAAGATAGGCTCATCGCCGTGCGATGTCCGATGCTGCTGCGCGCGTTTGATAATGCCGGTCTGCCGTGCCCAGCAATCGACGGCGACCCCGGATCGATTGTGATGCACTGGTCTTCGATCGTGCTCGCACGCAAGATGGGATTTGCGGTTCCCGTTCCTGACGAAGCCAAGTCGTACGTTGACCAGTTCATGCTTTCGATTTCGCCACGAAATCGACTGACCCCGAAAGACAGCACGTTTTCCGATTTGCTCGCGTCGATGTTTGCTGACGATTGCAAGCCGATGCCTCATCAGGTCGTCGCCGTCGCTGCTGCCGTTCGTCGATGCTGGTTTGGTCGATGGGGCATGATCCTTGCAGACGAAGCCGGACTCGGAAAGACCTGCTGCTCGCTCGGCTTGTTTGCATGGATGCGAAGTCGCGGGCATATCACAAGCCGTACTCCCGCCGTCGTGTTTGCTCCTGCGTCTGTCGCTTCGCAATGGAAAGACGAATCGCTCAAGTTCCTGAAAGATAAGCCGGTCGTATCCCTCGTGCAGGGAACCGGCGCACGCAAAGTAGACGCTTTGCAAGACGCAGAAGCCGACTT